TTTTCCTGTGTTTTTGCTCGCCTGAGCTATGATGCTATTGAATGAACATCGCGTCCCCCATGTTCACGGCATATCATCATTGGCTGTCCGCAAAGTGGGCTTGAAATGTTCGTAATCAATTTTCTCTTTGTGTTCATATCATCTAATTATACTCAAAATCTACCTTTCGGTCAATATGAACGCTCGAAGTTTTGCGAAAAAGTTACAAACCGAGGCTCATTCGCCCCAGTTTCCTTCAATCTCGAAGCCCGTACCGTCCGCGAACGAATCAAGGGCATCACCGAGATACTTTTGATAGATTTCACCGTTTTTGTCAAACCAAACGTGCGTGTCAATGCAGTTGTAATAGCCGCCAACATCCTCGCTCGGAATGAGAGTGCGCAGGGCAGCGAGTTCCTTTTTCTCATCGTCGCCCAGTTCTCGTTCGTTCGGAATTGCTTCCAGCTCGCAGATACGGTCGTTTACTGCGGCTTCAAGCTGGTCAATGCCGTATTCAACCACCTGCCGCATAATGTAGTTGATGCCACTGATTTTGCGCATTTTGCAAGCGAGCAGTCCTTCGGTCACGTCTGCTCCGAGAATGTCGCACCAGTCATAGCCAACATCGTCAATCAGCTTCAGGTCCAAACTGCCGCAGTTCAACAGCGTCATCAGGAAGTCCTCTCTGCTTGAAATCATCGCGCATCCTCCTTGTCGTTCTTTCTGTTGAAACGGCAGCTATCAGTCTCGGTGCAGTAATCGCAGTTGTCCTCGTACTCGCCGTTCGGGTGTTGGCACTCGTCGCAGAGCATCAGCCGCTGACCGCAATACGGGCAGTACGCCTTGTAACCGAACATCTCCACGTTCCACCGCATTTCGACTTCCGTATCGCAGTTGGGGCAGAGTTCGGTTACATAGCCGCTTCTGGCATACCGTTCAGGTTCGAGAAGCTCCAGCAGCTCGTTTGCGTAACTTTGACTGCAGGACAGTTCGTACCACCAGCACTCGTTGTCATAGCTGGTGTATTCAACGCAGTGCCAGTTATCAATGCTGTCATCACCGAGCTTCGCATAGCTCGACGGAAAGGCTTTGTTCAGAAGCTCAACACCGTTCTCGTTCAGCGGCTTGAACCATCTGTAATCGTGGCTTTCTGGGTACTCACCGCCGTCAAACGGAGAATGGTCGCAAGCCTCCTTGCACTCGATAACATCTTTGCTATCGCCGAGCTGTTTGCGGTAAGCCTCCAGCTCATAGTCCACGCAATCGCTCTCCTTCTCGAACGTCGTACCGTCGTCGGCAACCCAAAACGCCTTTTCTTTCGGAACCATAACGGTTCTAACCTCAGTTTTCATTGTCCTCAATCCTTTCTCTGCCCATAACAATTCGCGCGGGGTACTGCGGGCAGTTCTCTCTGTACTCCTTCAGCCGCTGTTTTGCCTCAGCTCTGGTGAACTCTGTAAGCTCGTGTTCCCAGCCTTGTCCATATTCCACCATCAGCTTCCAAATGTCACGAGTCTTTCTCTGATACGCCATCTTTCTGTTCCTCCTTCCATTCCCATTCAAGCGGGCAATCGCTGTAAAAATGGTCCTGCGGCGTGATTTCTTTCGTAGCCCCCTTGCTGCACTTGTGCTTTTTCCAGTTGTAGTAGGGGCAATCGCCGCAGCAGCCGACCTCGATTTTTATGTATCTGTGCATTGCTTTTCACCTCCTGTCATCTCGTTCCAGTACGGCGTGTACTGGAACGCCACATCGTATATTGGTCTGCCTGAAACTTGGTCGGTGAAGGTCGAAACGAAGCTGTCTCTGCTCAGACCTTTCTCCTTGAACCACTCGTTGATGACCCTCCGCGTGAGCGGAGTGAGATATACATAGAGGTCGGAACAATGGTGGTACATCTCCTGCTGCGGATAGCCAGCTTCCACGAGTTTCTCCATCAGCGTCACTTGCTCTCACACTCCTTTATGAAATCCTTGACTTCACGGGCGTAAGCCTCCGCGTTTTCGGTCCATCTCTTGACCGCGCCTTCCTTCAGCTTGACGGGGGCAAACGCCTTCTCCAGCTCCTGCTCGATATACGGCTTTGCCGTCGTGAAGCGTCTGTACGCCTCATCAATGACCGACTCAGCTCCCATTCCGTCGATATGGTCGGAAGTGAGCCACATTCCGTTCTTGGAAACGATGTGCAAGGTCAGCATCCTGCTCCAGTTTCTCACCTCGACTCTCGCGCTACCTTCTCCTGCCCAGAGGAGGTAGTCATCGCCGCATGGAACTCCGAGCAGCCCTCGGAGTTCTTCTTCCTCGGTCATCGCCGCCACGCAAGCCATACCGAAACGCTCTCGCGTGAGGTCGTCCAGCTTGTCCACCTTGAAAAGCTCATTCATCGCGCTGTGCCTCCTCAATACACTTATCGCCATCGAACCAGTAGAACCTGCTTCCGAGCTGCTTCTTCTTGTACCCTTTGAGCTTCATCTGGCGTTCCTTTTCTGCCGCAGGGTCGTGCCACTGGAGACCTCTCGCCTTGTAAAGCGGCTCCCAGAACGCCTCGTAGAAATCAAAGCCCGCACCGTCGATTCCGAAGAAATACCCGAAGTCCTCGTGCGAGTAAATCCTGAAGCCCAAACGGGACATCACCTCAATGCCGTCGCCGTCCTCCATCCACCAGTTATCGCAGCTATCGTGGAACTGCCACATCGTCCCCCACATCGGAAGCATATCGTCGCGTTCTACCTCGAAGTCGCCCTCTGCGGCAGATACCAGCTTGCCGTCGTAAAGCTCGATGCAGTAAAGCTCGCTCTCCTCATCGTAGCTCCGGATTTTGCCGCCGTGTTCCAGCGTATCGAGTTCCTCCGGCACGTCGTAGACGTATACCGTATTGCCCTCAGCGGGCTTTGTGACCTCGCTCCACTCGTCAGGGTCGTTCTGCATCAGCTTCGCAATCATCCCTTGCTGGATAGCATCGAACTCGCTGACCCAAAGTTCCGCAGCCTCGCGGATGGTGTTGTACTCTCTAATCATCTTCCTGCCTCCATCAATTCAAAGTTCTCCAGCAGAACGGGCGAAATGGGCAACTCATATTCGATGTAGCCCCACGCCTCTCTGCCAATCTCCTCGCAGAAGGTCCTGTCATCGAAGTTCTGGATGTCGAGAACCTTATTGCCCTGCGGCTTCGGGAAAGTCCCGATAGACAGCGGTCTGTGCGTGGAATAGTACCTGTAGCAACCTCTTGCAGCCATCTTCCTGCCTCCTTAGCTGTAAAGCTCTGAAGCGAGCTTCACTCTTGACTTAATGCCGACTCTCGCCAGCTCGTTTGCTCTGCGGCGGGCGGCATCCAGCGTTTCGTATGTATGGATGCTCCACCGCCATCTGCCTTCGCACTTCACCTGCAACGTATACATCTGTGTTCCTCCTTTACGCTACCAGTTCAATATTTCTTTCCGAAACGAAATAGGTCTCGCCGCTCTCGTCTTTGAAACCCACTCGAACTTCCCAGCTCCACCAGTTACCGTACTTGCTGTAGTTTGCCATTCCAATCCAGAACACCTTGCCTACGGTTCCGACCGGAATCTTTCTGCCTTTCACAACCTTCACCTCTTTATCGAGGTACTTTACGAAGGCATCGACCTCCATCAACGCTCCGGCGGTCTGCCTTTCAAGGCAGACCCGCCTGTACTGTGTAAGGCTTTCGGGCGACATCGCCCTGAACTCTACCGCTCTCATCGTTCCGACCTCCTTATATCTCGCGGTTCGCAATCTTGGCTGCGAACCGAACCGCGTTAGACAGCTCCTTGAGCTTCGCTTCTGCTTCTCTCGCCCTATCGAAGTACGGGCGGTAGAACTCTATCGTTTCTTCCTTCTCGGCGAGCTTCGCTTCGTACTCTGCCTTCTGCTGGTCTATCGCCTTGCGAAGTCTGAGTTCCAAGTCCCACTTGCCCGACTTCTTATCCTTCTTCCACTGCTGGCAGAAAGCATCTTTGTCTCCATCGAACTCGTAGTAGCTCTCCTCGATGTATTTGTACTCCTCGTATTCGGGCTGGTAGTTCGTTCTTGCGGTAAACTCCTGAATCATCATTGCTTTTTGTCCTCCGTGTTACTGTATTTATAATTTTCTTATCTACATTATAATTATAGTATACAAAGGGCGTTTGGGCAAGGCTTTTCTTGAAAGTTTTACAAGAAATCTTCTGAATTTACCTTTTGGTAAGACTCGACTGAAAAGAAAGCCCTCGTTTCCGAGGGCTTGTATCATTCTCCGTATTCCTCTATGAGCTTTTGCGCTTCGTCCGCAGGGCAGAGTGTAATGAAATCATCCACGCCGTCCCACTCGCTGTAGTGCGCCGCGAAGTATTGCCCGTCTTTCTCGTAAAGTTCCATCCACCAGCCGTTTTCCGGATTGGTGTGGCACAGAGCGTTCGCCTTGCCTGTATCGTAAACAACGCCGTCAATCCGTCTGCGCGTCCTCGGACCGATGCCCTTGTGCGTGACCTTCATTTCTGCGGACGTTTCCGCGTCCACCAGCATAACCTTGTAGCCCAAGTATTCAGCCGCGTCCATAAACTCCTGCGCCTTCAGACCGTTCTGTGCGATGCGCTTGTGGAGAGTGACCGTTTTGGCGTGGAGGAACTTCGCGAGTTCCTTTTGCGTCCTGCCTCTGTTGTCGAGCGCGTTTGTGAGAAGCTCTGCCGCCGTTATCATACAGTCACCGCCTTTCCGAGCTGGAGTGTCATCGTCTGCCTAAGCAGGTCGTTATACATCGACTGCACGAGCGAGAGCTGCGCTTTGACTGCCACCAGCTCGCCGCTGTCGGCTGCCGGAACTTCCTTGATGACCTCTTTGACAACCTCAACCGGAACTTCTACGACTTTCTCTTTGACTCCGGCTGTCACATCAAGTCCGAGCGAAACCATCAGCGCAATGTCAATGTTCAGCATCTCCTGCTCGGTGCAGCAGCCACAGTAATTTCCGAGCCGCTGGGTATCGACGGTATGCACCTGCTCGCACAGCGCGATGCTTGTCCGTCCAGTTCCATGTACCTGAACGTGTGTCGGCAGGTCGTTTTTCGGCTGTGTCGTAAGATAGACCAGCTCGACTATCGAGCTGAACTCATTGTTCTTCTCGTTGGAAACGATGACCGCAGGTCGCCCGGCTCGCTGTTCAGACCCCACGGAGTAGTTCGACTCCACATAGTAAATATCGCCGCGTTTGATGTCAGACATTGCTTTTCTCCTTCCGCTTCTTCAAAATCTCATCCGCTGCCCGTTCTCGGCAACTGCTCCAAGCGGCATCCGCGTCGCCATCCAGCAGCTTTCTGAGAACACCCGCCATCTGTTCGAGTTCCTCTTTGGTAACAGGGGCTTTGTCAGTGCCGAACTTCTCGGCGTACCATTCTGAATTGCCGTCCAGCTCGTTCTCCATATCCTCGATGTCGTAGATATTCTGCTGTTTCCAGTACGCCTCCAGCAGCTCGGATGGTTCGAGAAATCCCACTGGGTTTTTCAGCGCACTAAGAGCCAGCTCCAACGCCTCGTCCTGCTCGGCAATGAATTTGTCGAAATCGCTTGCGGGTTCGCCGCCTTCGAGGATGCCCTCGCGGTCAATCCTGATGCGCTCCTCGATTATTCTTGCCGCCTCTTGTCTTGTCATTTTCCTGCCTCCTCTGCAAAACACCATGACTGCGGCGGGCGGGTTATAGGTTTCTTCCACTCGCAGTCAAAGCTGTATTCGCCGTACTCATTCGGCGACTCGTCATAAGGGCATCTTCCGCACAGTTCCTTCTCGCAGTAAAGCTCTGGTGGAAAGCAGAACTCGCTCAGCTCTCTGGGGTTGTCGTAGACCTTCAGTTCGGTTATATTCCAACCGTACAAAGGCTTTCCTTTGCCGTATGCTATGAAATCGCTCGGTTTCAAAAGGGAGCGGTTGCAGTCAACCACATCTGCGAATCCATCCATTGTGTAGCAGACCGGATATATTCCATCGCATACAAACTCCGCAATGACCTTGCCGTGCCAATCGTCTATCGCGCCACCCGTGGCACGATGTATCTCGACGTATTCCGCAAGCGGGAGTTTTTTGACTCCCGTGCAGTAAATGTAACACTTGAACGGTTCGTCCAGCTTGCCGAGCTTAACTCCGGCAGGTTTCGTTTTTCGGACTTCCCACGTCTTAGCTCCGGTCAATATCAGATTGCACCATTTTGGCTGTATGCTCAACATCACGCTGTTCATTTTCAACCCTCACTTCCTTCGCAGCCCAGCCACTCGTCATAGCATACGGGACTGCATCCATTGAAACCCTTGTCGGAATGCTCGACCGCCCACTTGTGGAGGTACTTGATATACTCGTCCCAGTCACCGCTGTCCTCCGCGTAATTCTCGTCCTCCCAAGTGACCAAGAGTGAAGGGGAAAGGTTCAAAGCCGGACGGACCCCGTACGTATTGTTGCAGTTCCTGCCGTTGTAGCCGCCATCGGAGCTGACGCGCCAGACGTAGTTGGAATTGTTGGTGCTCGGGGAGCGGAGCGGCGTTTTCCACGGCGTAGCCAGCCACCACGGGCTATCAATACGCGGGATGACATCGTAGTACCCGCCGTACTCCTCCAGCGTGAGCAGACCGACCTTCACTATGTCCTTGCCGTACTCGTGCTGTCCGAGCGTACACTTCAGGTCAATCTCCAAGTCGAGGATGTCACCGTTCTTCAGCCCATTCTCCTGAAGGATACCAAGGTAGTCATCGTTCAGCCAGTTCCGGATGGTGCTGTCGCGGAAGTCGTTCGGCGCGACCGCGTAGACCTCATCGTCCTCGCGGAACTGCATCTCGGTTTCGATTTCTGCGGCAAGGACGAAAATCTTGTCACGCCCCTTATCAAGCACGGTGTACTTGCGGTTCCAGACCTCAAAGGTCGTTCCTACGGGGACTTCGTTCAGTGCGGTTTTTCTAAGCATTTTTGCTCCTCCTATTGATTTTCTCCTGCCTTTGTGGTATAATATAAGGGCGCAGGGGTGGCAGGTTTTTGTTTCCCCCACGCCCCTATTTTGGGTTGGGTTAGCTGTGTTGCTTGTGAGGCTGGTCAGCTAACCCTTTTTCTTTGCCCGGATTTTCCTCCGGTCGTCCGGCTATGTACCTGATGCAATCGAGAACTTCTTCGGCTGTGTGACCTTGCATCTGCAACCACTCAGCCAGCTTCGCTATCTGTGCGACTGTCATCTCATTGGTTTCCTCCATCGTTTTCACCTCCCTGCCATAAGGCGTATTGTAGGTCCGATATTACCAACTCGTAATTTCTTATCCCACATTATAATTTTAGCATATTTTCATCCAAAGGTCAAGGCTTTCAGCGAACATTCTCGTAAGAAGCCGTCATAATTTACCTTTCGGTAATATTCTCGCCGTCCCTTGTGATTCTGCCGCTGGTCCATGCGCCGGAGTATGTGCCGATGCTCGGCAGCCTTTCCAGCAGGGCTTTCCGCATACCGTCAAGGTACTGCTGATAGTGCCGCTTCTGAAGCCCTTCCAGATGATTGTCATAGGGGTCCTCCTTCTGGAGCAGCTTCACCGCCACCGACCACTCGTTGTCCTCAACGCCTACATAGAACAGCTCGCTCACAAGAATGACCCTGATGCTCCGTCCGAGCCACTTGTCTTTCTTGACCCGCTTGAAGCTGGGGAATATCTTCGTGAAGCCTTCTGTGAAACACTCCAGCACATCACCGTATTCTTCCGCGCTGCCCCAATCGTCGTAGAGCCAGTCTCCTCCGGTCAGCTCATCGTAACTGAGTTCTCCGAGAAGCCGAGTCTCGAACTCGTCATCGCTCATCTCATTGCTTCGGCGATACACGTCCGTGTAGTCCCTGTCGATGTAATAAAGCCCTTCGTACTTTCCCGTCACGCATACATTACCGCGTCCCATTATTGTCACTCCTCACCAAATTCTCGCCAGACCGCCAGCGATTGTCCGTTTGATACCGATGTACCCGAACTCCGAGCACTCCGGCATATCTCTGTTCAGTACATAGGCGAGCGTCTCGCCGTGCCGCAGAAGTTCTCTGTCATCCTCCCACTCGTTCTCGTGGTCGCTGACGTAGAGATACGAGTCCATCTGTCCGAGCGACGTGTAGCTGCGGACGATGACATACACGAGAGCGTTATGCTCCTGCTCCCATCTGCGCATTTCCTCCAACTCCTCGTCCTCGACCCAGAAGAACGCTCCAACGGGCGGCTCACTGATGCTCACGAGGTCCTGTTTCTCGAACTGCCGGATGGTCGGAGCGTACAGCTCCAGCAGCTTCATCCGAGCGACTGCCTCGACCTTCTTTTTGTCTCTGTCAATGTTCATTTTCGTTTTCTCCTTTTCTTGAATTGAATACTCTAATATCTTCATTTTCATATTCAATTTCATATTCAATTTCAATTTCATATTTTTGCTACGTTTTTGCTAAGGGTTTTGCCATAGCAAAAGGGTAAATTTCTGCGAATTTCTTCTCAGAACGTACCGAAAGGTAGATTTTTTCGGTTTGAGCGGAATACTCTTTGTTTGAAAGAGTAATGAAAGAGTATACTCAAAACGCCTCAAAGAGTAGCCTCTCTTGTAGCAGCGAAAATAGGGGGTGCTAAGATTTTGCTATCGGTTTTGCTATGGCAAAATCATTCGTTGTCATCTTCGTCGTCCCAATCCGGAAGGCTGTCAAGGTATCTCTGGACTGCCGGAATGCGCGGCAGGATATAGTCGGCTATCAGCCCGCCTATTCCAAGCAAGCCGCAGAACCCTCCGACAATCACGAGGAAGATTGCAACGTCACCGAGGAAGTCGTATTCCATTTAGCTCACCTCCTTTAGCAGAAATAGGGAGCATCCTCTGCCCATTTTTCAGCCATTCTTTCGACAGATGTTTTCCAATGCTCTTTGTGGGAGCAAATCAGCTCATAGCCGTGCCGCGTCTTGACGTAAATCTCAATGATATTGCAACCCGTCATGTAGCACTCGTTTGCATAGGCTCTCGCTTCTCTTTCGGTAGCGAAGTGTTCGACGTGCCAAAGATTCGCACCAGCCTTGCTCATCACCTTGTACTTATCCATCATCCTGTTCCTCCTGTTACTGTTTTTATAATTCCTCTAACCACATTATAATTATAGTATGACTTTCGCGTTTGGGCAAGGGGTTTTGCAAAAATAATTGCAATTTTTCTCGTAAATTTACCTTTCGGTAAGTTTTCGAGAAGCATCGCCCTACACGCTCCATACCGCGCCCGTAGCGGGCGTTTTGTTCCACAGCCATAATTCCTACTCCAAGAGCTTTGGTACGAATATAGGCAGTCTCTACGAGTTCCTACGCGGTGTTACTTGCCATCCCCAGAAGTGTCCGGATAAAAAGAAAAAGCCCTCCGTACAGGATTGTGTCCCATACGGAGGGCTAAGTGTTTACTGGTCGTCCTTCGGTTTGTCGTCGCACGGAGGAAATGGACAAGTGTCGCAGTCATCCGGCTTGCAATGCTTTTTTCCATCCCACTTTACCAAAGCATCGACGGCGATGCCGATGGCAGCGAGACCGATGACCAGTCCCAGAAGGGTCAGCGTTGTCGTCAGCATTTTGCAAGATACCGCGAGGAGCAGAAGCCGAGCTTTCCGTCTGCCGTCTTGACGTAGAGCCACTTCGTTCCGTCTGCCGCTACGCTGTAGTAGCCATAGTTGTTTACCACCTCACCGCTGCGGAGAACGTCGAGGCTCACTTTTGCCGTGCCAGCTCCGGCTCTGAGGTGCAGACCGGAGGACGCGCTGACCTTGTACTTGCCAGCGAGTGCTTTATCGAACTTCTGCGCATAGTCAACCTTTGTGGTCGGCTGCGGAGCAGGAGACTCCTCGGAGGTCGTGCCGGAATACCTCTCGTAGAAGCGTTTTGCCGAGCTTCCTCTGTTCGCGCCAGCCGTTTCCTTGTTGGTGGGGACTTCAAACTTCACGCACCAGCAGTAGGCAGCGTCGTATGCGCCCTGCGAGCTGTTCTCAACTCTTTTGATGGTCGAGAGGACCGAGCTGTAGAAGCTCTCCAACTCGTACTTCAAGAACCAGAGCTGACCGTCGAGGGTCGTGTCGTCCTTGCCATTCTTCGCGCACCAGTCCTTCAGGCGTGTCCAGCGTGTATTGTGCCACTGGCAGATGCCGTAGGACGTGCCGCCGTCGCCCAGCGCGTTCGGTCTGAAGCCGCTCTCGGCGTTGATGTTGGCGAGTACGCCGCAAGCCGCAGCAGTGTTCAGCCCCATGACTTCCGTGAAGAAGTTGTAGCAGGTATGCTCGTTGTCCGCGCCGACAGTATATCCGGTCTTGGGCGGCTCGACAGGCTTTTCAGGCGTTTTGCTCTGAACGTCGGCAGCGTCTACCCAGCCGTACACGTCCGAGTCCTTTCCGGTATGGATGAGGTGATACGGATGCTTGCCGTTGTAGACGGCAGTGACCTTTGCCTCACCCGCGCGGCAGGACTTCGGTGAGGTCGAGTTCGCGGAGGTGTAGTGCTTGTTCCCGGTGAACCGCACGATGTCGCCGACCTTGAACTTTCCGGCAGGAGTGGAAGGTTGAACCGGAGCGGTTTCCGCGCCTACGTCGTACTGAACGTAAGGCAGTTTGCCGTGCTTCGTCCACTTTCGGGTGTTATAACCCGCTTTCGTTCCGATGTTGCCGACAGCGGTAATCTGCACCTTATTCTTCCACGCCGGAGTACACTCGACCGCCAGACCGTCGCCCACATACAGACCGATGTGTCCTTTGACCCAGACTGCCTCGCCGACGAGAATATTGCTGAAGTCCGATGAAACGTTTGAGCAGACGTTAATCATCGAGTCAGCACCGATGTCCGGCACTCCATTGACAGCATAACCCGCGCCGCCGTAAGTCTTTGTCTTATCGCCGTTCCAGCCCCACATAACACCTTTCAGAAGGCAAACGCAGTCGAAGCCGAACGTGTCGTCCGACGCGGCGTTAATCATCCGCTGGCGGGCGGGCTGTTTGTTATAGCTGTGATTGTTGCAGTACCGCTTTTTGTTCGCGGCGTTCATGGGTGCGCCGAAGCAGCCCATGACATACAGTGTTTTGTAACTCAGTGCGATGTCCCTGAGCTTTTTCGCGAACTCAGAGGCTTTGATAACAGTTCCCATGCTATGCTCCTTTCTCTCAGCCGTCAGCTTCGGTTTCCTCTGCGGCAGAACCGTTTACATAGAGCTGCACGGCATTGTTGCTCGCGAGCAGGTTGTTCATGTCGCCGAGCGCACTGTCCACGAGCTTGCTGAAGGTCTCAAACGAGACGATTTTGGCAAGCCACGGAAATGTCTCTGCGAACAGGTCGTATACATATCTCAGCTTCAGCTTGCCCGTACCGGAGCCGAAACGCTTTTCAGCCTCAGTCGTCGCCCAGAGGAGCCACTCTTTGATGCTTTCGAGCTGCTTTTCGGTCGGCTTCTTGAAGAAGCGGACGATGTAAACAACGACTGCCGCGATGATGGCGAGCAGCCCGACGAGGATATACCAATTTTCTACAATGAAGTCCATCTGTGTTCTCCTTTCTTACCCGACTGGTTCGTCGGTATCGTTATCGGGCGGTTCTTTATGGGCATCGCCCTTTGCCCGCGAAAACCATATCTTGCCGATATTTTCGAGTCCAGCTTTGATGAGATACGCGAAAACGCAGTTCTGCACGATTTCGCCCGTCTCGGTTATCAGCTCGCCCAGATGGCTGAAGTCCATATACGCTACCATCACATACATGGAGTACACCTGAACGATGACATAGAACGCGAAACATATCAGCACGGCTTTCTTTGAAAACTCCCATACCCAGAGCAGGGAGTGCGAGGTCTTTTGTGCTTCATCTTTCAGTTCCATCAGCTTTTGACGCTGCCGGAGCTTCGTCTTGTACCGCGCTATGCGGCGGCGGTAAAGGTTGTCGATGAAGGCTTTGAAGGTTTTCTTTTTCGGAGCTGGCATCGCTTCGCCTCCTATTTTTTCAGAGGGAGCGAGTTCACTTCGTGCATCAGCACATCGAGGTCGCCGTTGCCACCAAGACTGCTGTGATACACAGAGTGCATATCGTTGAGTCGGCGGCGGTCGTCGAAGTCAACCTCTCCGTCTCTGATATAAGCCTGTCCGAGATACTGAATACGGTCGAGCAGAATAATCCTGACACCGATTTTAAGCGCGTCAAGTTTCTTCTCGGTCGCTTCCAGCCGCTCCTGTTCGGATTTCTTCTGTTTGTCAGCTTCAGCCTCCGTCTTGTCCTCTTTCGCAGCCTTTCGCTTCAGCATCCACTGGATGAGGTTGTCGATGAGCTTGATAACGGCGGCGGCAGATGCTCCCGTCAGAAGGTAGTTCCATATCTCCAAGTGCGTCCTCCTTTCCGCAAGACTGCAAAAGAAACGCTGACATAAGGTTGCTTTCACTCAAAAAAGCCCATAAATCCAAGCCATTTTCGCGTGAAAGCTCCAGTAATTCAGCTTATTCTAAAAAATAGGAGGCTCCGTTTTCACAGAGCCTCCCGCGCCGTCAGCTTACTCCTCGATTTCGATTTCGAGGTCCTTCAGGATTTCGATGACCTGCGGCTTGATGATAGCCGGAACCTGAGCAAGCGTCTTTTTGCCCTTAACAATAAGGGTAGCGTAGATAATTGCCATGACTTTGACCTCCTTTCCAAGTAAGATTTTTAGGATAAACTCCCTGAGGCGGCTCATTCGTCGTCCTCAGCGAGGATAGCCTCTACTTCAGCCCGCAGCTTCGCAGGGACCTGCTCGATGGTTTTCCGACCTTTGCGGATAAGGTTCGCGTAAATCTGTGCCATACCTTACACCTCCCCGGTAGAAGTTGCCGCGAGCAACTGCTCGTAGACATCGCAGAGCGCGAGGTTCGTGTCGTCGAGGTCGCTTTCGAGCTTTGTGACCTTGCTTTTCAACTCCTCGTTTTCCTTCTGGAGTTCAGCGGTGGTCTTTTTCTTGTTCAGCTCCTTGATGGAGTCAATTCTGATGCGCTTCAGTCCCATTATTGGAAACCTCCCTGAATAGATGTGATATAACCGCCAGTGCCGGATGCACCGCGCTCTGCGGTTACTCGGAAATTGAAGGCGAAGCCGTTTGCGGCGGTCTGATTCGTGAACAGATAGTTCCTGCCGTTCTTGGCTTCGTTGGTGCAGTCCTCCCAGACGGGAGTCGTGTCCTTTGCGTTGTTCGTAACCTCGACCGTGTAATCAGCGTCGCTCGGAATACTGCCAGTGACCGTAATGGCGCAAACGCTGATTTTGTCGTCCGCGTCCATAGGGGTCTCCAGCGTGATGACCGCCTTCGTAACCGACTTGGTGAAGTGCAGCGTATGAGTGGTGGTCGCCTTGCCGTCAGACGCTTCAATGGTGATGGTATGCGAGCCGTTCAGCACCTTCTGGAAATACTCGCCCGTGATGGCAAAGCTGTTGTTCGCGCCTTTGGTCGCCGCGAAGGTGCGCTTCGTCACTCCGTCCAGCTTCTCGGTCACGGTTACACTGTCGGCAGTATCAGCGTCGTTTACCGAATAGGTCACGCTGAAGCCCGCAGATTTTGTACCGAGATTCGAGCCACTGGCATTGGAGCAGGTAATAGTCGGCGCGGAGTTGTTATCGACCGTGCGCTCTGTGGAGGTCGTGTAACCGGACGAGGAGTACGGGTCGTAAGCCTTGACGCGGTACTGAACCTTGTTCCAGCCCTTCGTGATGGTATCGGTGTAGCTCGTGTTCTTGCCGTCGTAAATCTCGGAATACGCGCCGCCGTTGACGCTTCTCTCCAGCTTGTAGCCGGACAGGTTTCCGTCAGAGTCGGTCGCGGCGGACCACGAGATTACGAGAGAGCCGCCGCCCTTGACTTCCGTGGGAACAGAGATGCTCGCCGGAGCGGACGGAGCAGTATTGTTCACGACCGTTACCTGCGAGCTGGTCTTATACGCGGACTCCTCGCCAGCGTCGTCGTATGCCTTGACTCGGTACATGACGGACGAAGTGCCGAACGCCACATTGTTGGTGGTGCTGGTCGCCGTACCCTGATAAATCTGCGTCCAAGACGAGCCACCGTTTGTGCTGCGCTCCACCTTGTAGCCCGCAAGGTTGCCGTCAGCATCGGTAGACTCGCCCCACGACACCGTAATGGTCGTGCCACCCATGATGGACGACGGAACCGTGATTGAGGACGGCGTAGTCGGCGCAACATTCGTCTGAACACTGCCATCGTCAGAGACCGAGAGTAAAGAGTCAAGAACCAAAGCCGGACGGACCCCGTACGAATTGTAGTAGCCCCCGAGGTTGCAGTCGCCACTGGAGTGGACGTACCAGACGTAGTTGGTATCGTCGGTGTTCGGGGAGCGGAGCCACCAGTGGGTGGCGGTTCCATTCAGGTTCGCAATTCTCTTGGAGTTGCCAGCGGAACTTGCAGTGAAGTAGTCGAGCTTCGCGCCGTCCACGGGGAAATACTGGTTGTCGCTGGTCGTCCAGCCAGCTTCGTAGCCGGAGAGCAGGAAGATTTTCGTGGAAAGACCATTCGCGCCGGATGCTGTAGTGCCGCCAGAGCCTGTGCCGTTGCGGTACGGGATTTTGACCTGCTTGATGGCGTTCTGAATGTCCGTTTCAAGCAGACCGAGGAATGTTCCATTGAGGTAGCTGTGAACGTCAGAGTTCTTATAGTCGTTGTTCGAGCTGTCCCAAGCCATCGTTTTGTAGATGTCCTTCATAAGCAGCCAAGTGCCGTTGCAGGAATCATCGTACAGCGAGGACGGTTTGCCCTGATGTACGACCAAGAACTCAGTGTTCACGCCGTTCACTTTGAGGTAGACGCTGCTGCCTACCGCTTTTGAACCGAGTTTGGTACTCATAGTTTGATTTCCTCCTTGATTATTTTCTCTACGCGCTTCTTGTACCTCATGCGAAGCGTGTAGGTATTGCCATGAGCGGCGTGGGCGTTCCACGCCTTGAAGCTCAGAGCAATCTCGTCTTTGCTGACCTCACCTTTCGGATAAGCCTTCGACCATTTCTTCAGTCGGGCGTTCATCCGCTGAATAGAGGAGCGACGGAGCTTCATCACAACCTTGCCGCTTTCAGTGAGATAGGTGTGAAAGCCCAAGAAGTCGATACCGTTCTTCAGCGGAAATATCGCGGTCTTTTCGTTGAGTTCAAGTTTCAGACCGTCGAGATATGCGCGTATCTCCTTCAGGCAGTACCGCAGATACTCCTTATCCTCGTGAATAAGGAAGAAGTCATCCATATACCGCCCGTAGTATTTGACGCGCAGACGCTCTTTGACGAAGTGGTCGAACTCGTCCAGAAAGAGAAGCGCGAGGAGCTGAGATGTCTGATAACCGAGCGGCAGACCGTTTGTTGAGTCGATATAGGCGCACATCAGGTCGTATATCCGGTCGTCAGGCACTCGCTCTCTGAGCTTTACTTTCACGAGGTCATGGTCTATCGAGGCGAAGAACTTGCGGACATCGCATTTCAGCACCCAGCCGTTTGCATAGTCCCACTCGTCCTTCGGTTTCATCGGCAGACCTTCTTGGCGGCGAGCCTCCTCGTCCATGCCCTTCCGGTGTCGGAAATATGACAGCATGGCTTCTTTTAATCGAGACAAGCCGTAGTGTGTTCCTTTGCCAAGCTGGCTCGCGTAGTTGTCTTGTATGAAGCTGCGCGTGATGGCTTCGTAAAGGATGTTATCGACAAGGGCGTGTTGCACGACCTTATCGACGAACGCAGGAGCCTGTACCAGCCGGAGCTTCGGTTCTCGGACGTAGAACACCTCGAACTTGCTCGGATGGTATTTGCCGCTGCGCAGGATGTAGGATAGCCGTTCGGTGAGCTGCAAGACGTTGGCTTCATACTGTGCCTCGCTGTACTTGCTGCGTTTGCCGCGCCTTGCGGCTTTGTATGCTTCATAAAGCACGTCGAACTCACACATTTCATCGAACGTCATGCGCTCACCTCCTTTGATTTGCCTCTAAACGCCGTGGCAGCTTCTCGCCTCGTAAGGCAGGAAGCATCGGCGCAATGTATTTGTCGTCGCCCATAAGCACAGCGGTCGGCGACGGGATATGGCTCCCTTTGATGATGGGGACACTGTTTTCGCCAGAAGGCTACTCTCGCTGGTCTTATCCATCAGAGCCGGACGGACCCCGTTCGTATTGTTGTAGTTCCTGTTGTTGTAGTCGCCATTGGAGTTGACGTTCCAGACGTTGTTGGTATTGTTGGTGTTCGGGGAGCGGAGCCACCAGTTGGTGGCGGGATTGAGCCATACCCCGATACAAGGCGGCTGTGCTACCGCCGTGTACCCTTAATCAGCCGCCGTTCGCCTCTTTAATGGCATCGGCTATGATGTGGGCGAAACGAGCATATTCGCTCGTTTTCTCGGCTTTGCGGATGCCTTCCGCTCGCTCCGAGTCCTTCTTTTTCCACGATAAGGTCATGTACTTTACATCCGTCACCATTTTCGTCCAGTATTTGCTACGCTTGATATTGATATAGCCGAGTTCCAAGCTGATAAGAATAAGCTGCAACATCAGATTGCAGCCCCTCAGCACCTCGTCTATGAGCATCAGGCGTTTCTCGTACTCGGTCTCGAACCGACAGTCGTTCGCCATCTGGATATTCGTGACAATGCCAGTGGCGGTCTCTCGGATGAGCTTGATGTAGGAATGTACTGTACTTTTCGGAAAGCCCTGCTTATCTGCGGACCGTTTGAGCCGCTCTGAGGCGGCGGTGCAGAAGTCTTTGACTTCCTCCGGTTTCATATCTCTCAGCTTCAGCATGGTCGCCAGTACGTCCTTTGTCTCCATGCTCTTGTCGCCAATGGGTTTTGTCGCTTGGAAGCTGTAAATCAGCAGGTCTTTCGCTTTGTTGCCTATCTGGAAGTCCTTTGTGTCAGCCATGCTTGCATTTCCTCTCTAAACAGACTTTGCCGCGAACGGCATCAAGGTCAGCCTTATCGCCGCGAAAGCAGCAGAAGTCCTTGCGGATAGCGAGAACGCCGTGCTTGCCGCTGTGCGTTTCGCCGCAGATGACAAGTCCGTCCTCGCGATTCAGAACGTCGCAAGGCGCGTCGAGTACGGCGAACAGATTACCCACGATGCAGGATAATTCGTCCACCGCACAAGCGAATACAACTTCGTCTCTTTCCATCGCTTAGAAATCGACTCTCTTTGCTCCGGCGTTCCAGACACCCTCGACGTGTACGCCGTCCAGCGACTCGAAAGTGACCTTGAACGGGTTGCCGTCCACGTTCGTGTTGAACAGAAGTTCCAGAAGCGACAGCCGCGCGTTCATGCTGGTGACTAAATTCTGAATTGAGAAGTGCGCGTTTGCATCGTTATCGTGCTTGTCAATCAGTTTTTGTGCTTCTTCAAGGAACTTCGGCAGCATTGTGATGGTGCAGTATTGCTCCACGTCCTCCGCTGTCATCCACGCCTCGCAGTCGTAATCGACGCTCACGCCGGAGTCGTCTCCGATGACGATGCAGACAGGGAAACGTCTCACGTCAACACCTGTCGTAGACGCTGCACTCACCCACTGCGGATAGTCGCCGAGGCAACCGTAGTAGATGAGAATTTCGCCTTCATCGGGGTCGAACGCGAAAACGCCGAACTCGCGAAGCCAGAAGCCGTGGTCGAGACCGCCGTTAAGGTCGGAACGATATTCGACAATCATTTTTACGCTCGCGCCGTCATAGGAAGGCATGGTCGATGTCGCCGCCGCGACAGGCTCAACGAGGTCTGTCAGGCTTCTCGGCTCTTTGTCGTCGGGGCACGAGCCGCTGCCGACCATGATGCGGGAGAGCGATAGCTGTTTGCCCGCGACGAGCTTGGCGATGAGCGACCTGCCTTTGTCGGTCACGGTGAAACCATAGTAGCTCATTTGTTATTCCTCCATTTCTGGCAGAGTGGTCTGCGTAATATTTTGCGCCGCAGGGATTACTCTCGCGGCATCTTCAAGGTCAATGCCAACGCCGATTTCAGGCAGCGTCGTGCTTTGGTAGCCTCGCCCCATAACGCCGCTCACTGAGAGGACGCTTGTCATCAGCGGATTGACTGTATAGGCGATGACCTTAATCGCCACACCCGCCGCTTTAATGAAGGGCGCGGTCAGGAGCTTCTGCGCGTCGTCCTCAGGCGTAAGCTCTCCGGTCTCGAAAAACATCGTAGCAGGATATTCGGGGTTCTCGCTGTAGTAGAGCGGTTTATCCCAGAACATCCGGAAGGCTTTGATGATGTCGGCGTAGGTGCAGTTGCAGGTGTTTTTCCAAATCTTATAGATGAGGTACTTCCTGTACTCCTCGTCTCCGAGAACGAAAACTGACTCCTTGAAGCAAGCAAGTTCTCCGGCTTCCTTGCGGCTGAGGACAACAATGTCGCCTACGCCGTCAAGCTGTTTGCCGATAGAAGTCTGCACTCCGCGCAAATCCCGAAGGTCGGCGTAGAAATCAAAAACGGCGGCAAGCTGTTCGCCGACCGCCCCGATGAGCGCGTCAATGACAGGTTTCTCCTTGAACTGCTCCACAAGGTCGGTGCGCAGTTTTTCGACGTAATCAGGCATTTATAACCACCCCTATCTTGCTTTCGGAGGTGACAGCCCTTTCCCTCGCGGAGATGCTTACGCTGCGTTCCGAGTAGTCTATATCGCTTTCTGAGGGGTCTTGGGACGAGTGCAGCGTGATGTCGAAGTAGTCGATGCCGGGGACTCGCTTGTACAGCTCCTCGGTGAATTTCTGAGGCACAACATCGCTGCCAGCCTCGACCTCCTCCATGCAGGACAGGATAGTTTCCTTGATAAGCTCGGCGTAGTTCGTCGGCGGGTTTGTTCTGCTGCTGAAGGTAACGCCGACCTTGAAGTAGACATACACCTTGACAGGGCGGTTGAAGCGGATGTCGATGTCCTCGCCATACGCGCCTTTCACGGTCACTGTGATGCCGTTCTCGCCTTCAACGCAGTAGGTGCTGATGCCGCCAGCCTTCGTGTTGAAAATCTGCTCGGCAATCTCTGTCTTGTCGCCGCCGTCTACGACGACCTCAACGCTGTGAGGCGGTCTGCCCATGCTGTCCGTGATATTCGTGTCGTTCTCATAAACGGCGCAGGTCTGTACTCCCTGCACGTTTTCAAGGATGGCACTGCGGATGCTTTCGAGCATTCGGGACGAGCGGTTGTAGATTTTGTCGATGTGCGACTGCCTGAACTCGCCGTCCGTTTCGGTCAGACGACCCGCGATATACGAGCCGACGTTGATGACAGAATGAAGTCCCGCGACCGCCTTCACAATTTTCGTGACAACGCCGCTTGGAATCACAATGTCGCCGTATTCTTCGGTGGCAAAGGAGACGATTGTCCCCACCGAGCGAGTCGTGAGATTCTCCGACAGCACCATCGTGTTGGAACTGGTTTCGTCGCCAGCCGCAATCTCCAGCGCGTCCTCCGCGACAGAGGCGGTGAACTCATCGCCATCTATTGCTTCAGCGAGCTTTTCGAGCGTCGCGGCGGTGTAGAGTGTTCCGTTCAGCACGATGCTGAGTGCCGCTGTATTACTTTCGGACGCGATGATGACCGAAGCCTTATTGAACTTCGTCCTCGTGATTTCAGCGTTCGCGTCCAGAACAAGGTTGACAGCCGGATTGGTGTCGGTAGCGAGTATCGTTCCCGAAGGAATGACCGTGCCGTCAAGTCCGGTGCATAGGATGTAGTAGTACGATTTCGCGGGCATTTCCCGTGTAATGCCGCCGAACTGCAAGCAGTTGTCAAGACTGCTGCCCTCAGCGGACGACGGGTACTGCGAGTAGTAGACATCCGTGCCGTACTCCCACAGCTCCGCAATCTGGTCGGCGACATTCGTGAGCAGGTGGTTCAGAAGCGACTGCGGGTTCTGCCGCGTGTTCGCTCCGAGCCGCTTTGACATACTCTCGTGCATCTCGTCGAGGATTACATCCAGCCTTTTCGGGTTCGGACCGTTTTCGGTCAGTCCGTATTTTGCCATTTGATATTCACCTCCTCCCTGAAGGTATCTTCGTCAGTAGTAAAAGAAACGGTGATGGCAGCCTCTCGCGTCCGGTTGTTCAGGGAGAAGGAAATCTCCGTGACATCCGTGACTTCATCGACCGACATGACCGTCTCTCGGATAAGGTGGCGTATTTTCGACTCACTTGGGTTCTTCACAAACACGTTCTCGAAGTATGGGAAGCCCATATCAGGTCCCAGCCTCCACTCGTCAAAGAACCAAAGCAGCCTCACTCGAACCGCTTGGCAGACGCTCTCAGTCGTGAGAATGTCGCCGCCCTCGGTCAGCTCCAAATCGCCACTCTTTGTGAGCTTGAAGTCTAACATAAGGTCCTCCTTCCTCAGTTCGGCGGTGTTGTCGTGCCGCCACTGTCGCCGCCGTGCGTATGCGTACTGAGCGCGACTCCGTTTCCGGTCACTTCGCCGCTGACAGTCAGGTTTCCGGTGATTTCAACACCCGATGCCGATACCTTCAGCACCGTGCCGCCGACCTTAACGACCACGGCATCTTCCGCGCAAGCCTGTATCATCGCGTCGTTTCCGGAAGTGGCGATGTTCGGAATGGCAATCGCGCTGCTGAGGTCGAACTTCAGGTCGGTCGGAGTCTCCTGACCGTAGAGCCAGTAGTCGATAGCGGTTTCGGCGAACACAAGCAGACAGCCATCTCCGGCTTTGACCGGAAATGCTATCGTCGCGTTCTGACTCTGCGGGAAAACGACCGGAACGCCGCTGACGGATGGATAGTCCATCGTCTTGCCGTCCGGCTTCTTGAACTTCGCCTTGGGCTGAACAATCGCCATGCCGCTCGCAGGGTCATACGAGGTGATGACTGCGGGAACTGCTGTGTGAACGTTATCGACCGCCTTACGCGCCGTGTCCTTGACGCTCTGGACAAACTCCTGCATCATGTCACTTCACCTCCAGCAGTCGGGCGGTGCAAGACCACGAACCCTCATAGTTGTCGCCCTCTATCTCAATCGAATACACGCGGAAGTAACCTGTGACGTAGATGCTGTTCAGGTACACATAGTCGTCAATGGTAATCGCGGCGTTCATAAGGAACTCCACGTCCCAGCCGTACTGGTACTTGTTATCCTCCTCGGAAATCTGCACCCTCTGCGGGATGCCGATAAGCCCTGTTTCAGCGGACAGCACATATACCTCGCGGCTCATCGTGTCGTTCGGTTTCTTCACCTGAAGGATGCCATTCTGAATATCCCAGATAAGCCCGCTGGTGTTGCAAGCCTTCGTCAGCACCTCACAGGCAGGACCTACGCAGGAAAAGCCGTTCGGAATGTCCTTGAACTCTGCGTTGTACGAGAATGAGACTGTAAGTCCCATCTGGTCTGCGGTGTCCTGAATGAGCGTTTTGCAGTTGACGCTTCCGGCGTAGCTGACCGAGACGTATGTGTCGCGCAGCTCCACGCGGTTGTCAACCAGCTCGATTTCGGTCATCACGTCGCTGCCGTCCTTCTTCGTTTTCGCGTATGTAACAACGCCAGTGAAGATGAGCGGCATGACAGAGCCATAGCCAGCCCTGAGAACGGCCACGCAGTCGTCCTTGTTCAGTTCGGCAAGGTGTTCGGGGCTGAGGTTCCAGAGTGTGACCTTCGCGGTGTTCGCGCTCTCGGTGTCGGCTCGCTCTACCGAAAACGAGATGTGCAGCGGTCTTTCGTCCGCGCCTATCTCAAAGCCGACTGAGCCAGCCTGACCCGCCGAGAAGCGATATTGTCTATCCCAGTTTTTCACGTGGTCGCCTCCTTTTCACGGGATAACAAAAAAGCGGAGGGAGACAGTGATGCTGAACTGTTTTTCGAGAACTTTCGCATGACGTATCTTCCTCCGTTTCTTGTTTTGTTTTGCTCCTCACACTGGAGCGTAGATGAACTTTGCTTTGCCGTCTACAAAATCCTTCCGACCTATCTTTTCGAGGTCGGTGAGAACTCCGAACACGCCGGACGGCATATCCATTGTTCCGCAGAACAGATTGAGTGGCATTTTCGGCACGATTTTAATGCCGACACGAATAGGGTTGCCGAGCGAGTCCGACAGCCCGAACGTCCAGTAGCCGCAGGTATCGTTGTAAGTGAACCTGAGCTGGTACTGCTTGCCGTTCAGGGCTATGCGGGAAACGCTGTCGTTCATATCCGGAACTTCGATGATGATGTAATCCATGCAGCCGCCTCCTTAATTTATGATACCGAGACTGTTAGCCGCGTTGTAGAGGATTGAACCGTTTTTCCCTGAGTCAGAGTTACCGTTCTTGCTGCTGTTGCCGCCGCTTCCAGAGCTTCCGGAGTTTCCGGCAGTGGTGTTTGCGGTTCCTGCTGACGCTCCTGTCGTACCCGACTTTCCATAGGAGTCTGGTATAGAAGTCGTCGAGCTTTCCGTGACGATAATCTTTTTCAAGGAAATAGGTATCTCTCGCGCGTAGCCAACGTCCGCGCTCTTGGAGAAGCTGATGGATGTAATCGCCATGCTGTCAAAGACAGCGTCCGATGTCACCACCGTTACGACCTTCTTGGCAAAGTACAGGTCCTGAAGCTGCTTCACAACTTTTTCGACCCGCCCTTTGCCTGAACCGAAGCGGCTTTTCCATGTCACTGGCGTATCGCTGACGTACAGTGTCATGGAGAGAGTTTCGGGCTTCAGGGAGATATTGTCACTCACGCTGAAGCCCTTTTCTGTCGGGTATTCCGGCACGTCAGCCTCGTAGTCCATGCTCTGGTCGAGCAGAGCGTCGAACTCGATGCCGTCAATGCTTACTGGTTGTTTTGCTCTCGCCATCTTCATCACCTACCTTGCAAACGAGAGTGCGCGAGCCATTGTTGAAACCGCGTCGTCGGACGCAGAACTCATTGCTTCCGCGCTCTTTGCCTGTCCAGCTCTGTCGCCGTGGAAGGTATTCACGAACTCGTTGTACTGGTTCACGACTCTGGAGCTGCTGGAATTGGTGATTGTGGAAGGCTTTGCGGTTGCCGCGCGTCCGAGCATCGCCATAGCCTGAAAGATTTTGCCTGTTTCGAGCGCGGTAAAGACCTTTCGACCAGACGCGCCTGTTACAAGCTCAGGACCTTCCTCGCCAGCGATGAACGTGTCAGAGGAGCTGTCTGTACCTTTCGCGTAGGCGTTCACCTTATCGGCATTGGAGGTATCTCCACCACCGCCGAAGATTTTGTCAACAATCCACCCCAGACCGTCAGCTACCCAGCCCACGACCTTAGCGATAGCCCCGATGATGACACCGAGAATATCCGCGATAGGTTGCAGGATGGCAAGTATCGGTTCGAGTATCGGAAGGATAGCTTCGAGGAGCGATACGAGAACTGGCAGCAACGACTGCACGAGGCTCGCCACTATCGTGATGATAGGTTCGATAATCGGCAGCAGCGCGGAAATCAGCTCCAACACTACAGGCAGGATAGCCTCAATAATCTGAACGAGAATTGGGACGATAGCCTCGATGAGCTGAAGGATGACCGGAAGCACGGCTTCGATTATCTGGATGACCAGCGGAAGCAGCGTCTCGATTAGGCTTATGATTATCGGCAGCACCGCGTCAATGATTTGCATGAACAGCGGCAGCAGCGTCTCAATGAGGTTGATTATTACAGGCAGTATCGACTCGATGATTTGAACGAGGAACGGCAGAAGCCTCTCGACCATCGAGACTATCATCGGCAGGACCGTTTCAGCCAGTCGCCCGATGAAGCTGACAATTTTCTGGAGCACCTGCAAGATAACAGGCAGGATTGAGGCTATCAGCTTTCCGAGCAGAGGAAGTATCTGCTTCAGCGCGTCCAGCAGTTGCCGCCCCAGAGCCTTTCCGAATTGCTTTACGACATCAATGATGTCCTTGACCTGCTCCCAAAGGTCTTTGCAGCTCTGCCGGAAGGCATCGGTATCGACTCCCGCTTTCTCCAGCATTGTTCCGATGAGGCTGTTCTCGCCTTTCATGAAGGCGAAGAAGTCCTCTATGAGCAGTGCTATGAGAACGATGACCGCTACAATGGCGAGCATCTTCAGTTTTCCGGCGTTCAGCATAGAGCCAGCCGTTTTCAGGAATTGCAGTATCTTCTGACCGTTGAGAGCCAAAAAGATAGCTCCAGCGGTTATCGCAATCAGCTTCAGCAGTTTATCCGTACCGCCGAGCTTTTCCGCGAGCCACTGGAGCCTCGTTTTCACCTTCGCGATGACCGAAAGTGCTGCGTTCGAGATTTTTACGATAGTGCGGGCAATCGCGTTGGTCACGCCGAATGTCTCATCGAAGTCGGCGAGCATCGCGCCCCAGCTATTCCTGACGTTTTGTACCGCCTCAGAGATGCTGAGGTCCATGCCGTCAAAGGCTGTGCCTATTTCATCGGCAGAGTCCAGAAAAGCGTCTTTGAGCTGCTGGCATGAGATTTGCCCGTTTGTCGCCATGTCGAGGAGGCTGGTCTTGGCAACGCCTAAGCTGTCAGCCAAGAGGTTCGCCGCCTCAGGACATTGTTCGAGCATGACGTTCAGGGTCTCGGTATCGACCGCGCCCTTCTGGAAGGACTTATTCAGTCCGTCCATCATGCTCTGTATTTGCTGTTCACTGCGACCAGCCGTTTTTAACAGCTTTGTCACGGTGGAGGAGAAGTCTACGGCATCCTGAACAGGAAACAACTCAGAGTTCGACTTCACAAGGTTTGCCACCGTGTTAGCCATAGACTCGTATGTGGTTCTGGACTCGTTCGCAGCTTCGAGAATAGAGCGTTCCGCTTCATCCACGTCGCCGAGACCATCGACCGCGCTCTTGATGGCACGGTTTACGGTTCGGAACTCCTCGGTCAGCTCGTTGATTTTGGTGAGGCTGAACCCGATGCCTATAGCACCGAGCAGCTTAGTCGCCGTATCTTTCAGGCTCTTAATGCTGTCCTCAACCGCCGCCTCAGACTGCTTGTCGAGGTCGTAGCCAAGCCGGAAGCCTATATCTCTGAGCGTTGTTGCCAATTACTTCACCCCCTTTGCGAGTTCTTTTGCCCGTCCCGCCTCCACATCTTGCTCCATGCGGAATAGGGCGTAGAGCTTCAGGGCTTCATCCAGCGTATAGCAGGTTTTCAGCTCCTGCATCGTCGCAAGACGGGCTTTTATCAGCACATACATCCGCATTTCAAGTTCCGAAAAGCCAGACAAATCCAGCTTCCCGAACTTGTTTATCTCGCTGCCGCCTGAGTCATCCTCTGCGTAACAGGTCCAAATCGGGCAGTGAGCTTCTTGAAAAAACCATTGTAGTTGGTACGGATGACCTCGAACGCCAGCATGAACATATCCTGCACCTCAGCGCAGAACAGTTCGTTGGCGAGGTCCTCCGTGAGCAGCACCGCCTTGTCGCTGTCAGGAGTCTCTACGGAGATATTCTTGCCAGCGATAAGCAGATGCTTCAGAATTACTTCCAGTTTGTCGCCGGACAACGAAGTAAACGCCTCCGCGATGGTAGGTGCGGCGGCTTCGAGGTCAACGTCAAACAGTCCTTTATCTTCGCTGGCTCCACCGAGCATGGGAGCCAGCCCCGTGAGAATGGGAAGGACGAGCGATGCCAGCTCGCCGCTCATATTGGCGGCTTTGAACGCGGGCAGCGGTCTGATGTAAAAAGTGTTTTCGCCGATAGTTACGCTATGGGCTTCAAGTTGCTTCATGGTCTTTTACCTCCGTGTATTTTTACTCGCTCAGGGTAGCGTCGCCAGTGTCGATTTCCCACTCGCGGTTGTTGTCTGCCTTGCCGCGAGTAAGGGAGGCTTTCTTCGTGACCCATGCGGACTCGGTGCTGAACACCGTGCCGCCCTTCAGGTCCTTGATAAGCACAGGGAACATTCCCTCGCCAGTTTCGCGGTCAACGTCCACCATATTGGAGAAGTAGGCGTTGCTCTCACTTGTCTGGAGCAGAGAAATCTTCACCTTGAAGGTGTTGTCGGGAGAAACCGAACGAACGATTTCGCCGTCGCAGCCGACCTTCTTGGAAATGCCCTCGCCGTTCGGCTCAATGCTGACGAAGCTGTCGTCTGCGGTGCCGGAAACGATGTGGGAGCCACACGCGATGGTGACTTCCTTCGGGTTGTAGGTTTTAACTTTCCCAGCCATTCTGGTTTACCTCCTTACACGAAAAGATTTTCATAGTGGAGACTGCCGGAGATTTCTACGAGGTGAATCGCGCCAGCGAGTCTCGCGGAGAACTTGCAGTCCTCCAGAATACGGCTGTTCTTCTGCGTACTCGGAATGTCTGCGGCAAGCGGTACGGACGTGATGAAGCCGTAGTTTGCGTCGCCATCGGCGTTGTACTCGGTCGGGCAGATACCGCCGTACTTCTGACCGTCCTTCAGGGATGCCATCATCTGGTTCTCCACAAGCCCGATACCGCCGTCTGTGTACGGGATTTTCGGGTTGACAATCAGAAGGTTCACGACACGCACCTGCATATCGTTACGGAGCCAATCGCGGAAGCGGATAACGTCAATCCATTCGCCGCCGTTCGTCTTGCCGCCCATTGTGACGTTCTTGGACGCGACGGTGATGACGTAGCTGATGTTTCCGGTACTCAGCTTGTTGATGAAGGTGGAGGAGAGCTTGGAAGGCGTGATGGAAGCCAGCGGCTTCAACGCCCAAGTTTCCTCACCTGCGTGGTAGTGCATCGCCTTGACAGCGATTGCGACAGCCATGCCGTATTTGTTTTCGACAGGCACGTCGTTTGCGAGCTGGTCCTCAGTGACCTTCGGATAGAAGGCGTAGCTGCGGAAGTACAGCCCCGTCTCGACAATCGGGTCGTCAGGGTTATCTTCGAGGTAGCCGCAGATTTTGTCCTGCGTCTCGGTCCACTGAATGATTTCCTTGACCTCCGACTTTTCAAGACCAACAGGGCAGATGCAGTACCAGCCGTTCGTCGCCAGAGCTGCCTCCAGCACCTCTACAGCCGACTGCGGTCCCTTCTCGCCAGTCTCAGCGTCCTCGGACTCGCCGATGACGGCTACATACACCTCATGCGGTCTGGGAGTCTGGGAATACGCGACGCGAGCGGCTACGCCGATGGGGTCTGCACCGTCGCCAGTCGCTCTGAAGCCCAGCTCTGTAAGCTCACTCAGACTGTTGTACACGCCGATGACGGGAACATCGCCCTTAGGAGCCACAGGAGCCGGACCGATAATCAGGATATTGTCGAAATTGGCATCGTTGGAGATTGGAGTGTCCAGCGTGATGTCAACTCGCGCAATTCTATCGAGATTGGAACTCATGGTTTGTTTTCCTCCTTTACGAGTTTGTTGTTGATGCGGACATTGGTGAAGTAGTCCTTCTCATCCTCAATGATGCTGTCATTGCCGCCTCCGCTGATGGTTGTTTCGACCTCCGGCAGAAGCTCGGACACATCGTCCTGAATATCGCCGCCAGAAACAGGCTCTCCCGTGATGGGGTCTACCATTTCGTGCTTGACGCTCTCGATGGACAGCGTACCCGTGTAGCCGAGGGCATACGACGTGAAGCGAAGTTCCAGTTCGAGCATCGCGCGATATTCAAAGTTCGTGTCGTTTATGAGGTCTGTGAGGTCCTGAACCGTGTTCAGAAGGACGATTGCGATGTCCTTTTTGTGGCAATACTGAACGGCATATTCCGAGCCGAGAAAGTCGGCGAACTTCATAAGGTCGTTCGCTGCCGTATTCTCCATGACCGGAGTGATGCCTTCCGCGATGCTTCGCTGCTTGCCTTTCGTGAACAGGTCTATCTGAACCATCATTGTGGAGGGATAGAAACTGACAGGACGACCGTCAATCACCTTCACCGGAGGATTGAGTGGTCTTGTAATTGAGCCGAAGGAGAGCGTTACCAGCGGCTTTGTGGGCTTTACCCTAAAGCTCTGTTTCGCGTATGTGACGGCGGCGTTCTGGAAATAGAACTTTGTCAGGTCGTATATGACCTTTCTCGCTTCTCCTACATCCATGCGCAATCACACTCCTTTGTTTCTTCTGCCGCCTTGCCAGCGGCGTATGGCGCGGTCTCCGCTTCCGCGACCTCAACGAACTCGCTCTTGCAGTGGGAGAGTATCGTATGGTCCCAGCCGAGAGAGCTGACGCACTCATACCAGTGTCCGTAATATAAAAGCCAGTCCCCGCGTCTGCCGGTGGACTGGTCTGCCGTTGTAAACGTCAGGTCGCCGTAGGCTTTCAGGCGTTTGGTGCGCCTTTCGCCTTCGGGAAGGGCTGCAAGCTCGTCAGCCGACAACGGCTGTACATTGAGCGAGGTTTCGGTGTCCTCGTAGGTCGCGTGGGCGTAACCGTCGATGATTTCATCCTCACCGAAACGCCGTATCACGAACTTTCTGCGGAATATTCCGAGTCCGGACATCTTTAGCTACCCCCTTTCTGACGTATGACATAGTGGACGGACTGCCGCATCTGCCCAGTGTCAATCAAGGGCTTATCGGAACCTTTCGCCTTGATTGTTGACTCGGCGTTGGGCTTGAATGAGCCGTTTCGGATTTTCTTCTGTACGAGAGAAACTCCGAACGCTCCGAGCTTCTTCAGTCCCTGTTCGGCAGAACCGCCGTTCGCGAGGTCTTTTGCCGCGCGTTCGCACATAGCGGAGATTTTGTCTTTGTTGTCATCTACGCTCTGGCGAAGAAAAGGTCTTGATGGCGAAGTCGATGTGCCGAGTTCATTAAAAGCCGCTATTTCGGCAACGTCTACCTCCTTGCCGTCCTCGTCGGTGTGCATTTTCTTTCCGGCTTGGAAGCCAATGAATACCTCGTTGCCTTTCAGCTTCTCGACCTCAGCATAGAACTTTTTGCCCTCAGGGGTCAGCTTGTCATACCCAGCCATCAGTTTTCACCCGCCGACCGGATAGGAATAATGACGAGCCGCCGCAAGGACAGGTATTCAAGTCCATACGGCGTAAGAGCCAGCTCCGCGTCCGCGAGCAGATTTGTCTGCTGGTTGACGGTGAAGCTGACCGAAGTCTCGCCTTCAGAATAGCTGCCGACTCTGAGAGAGTCTCCCACCTTGCCGAGCGTCGTGTCGCCGTAACCGGACATCTTCAGACGATGAGCCGTAAGCAGCGCGAGGGCTTGCTCATAGAGCTTGCCGAAACGCTTCCTGCTTATCATAGGCTCTGTCAGTTCAATCCAGTTCTCGACCGTCTCGTCGGCGAGGTCATCGAACTCAGCCGCCACCAGACGGAATATCTGGAGGGCTTTCATGGCGGTTACTCCTTATTGTCGGGAGCCGCGTTCTTCTGGGCTTCCTTCTTCGCGGGCGCGGTGCGCTCCTTGATGATGGCGAGGCGGTTGGTGGCGACGAGGAAGTTGATAGCGTCGTTGTTCTGGTAGCCCTTTTCGGTGATGTCTACCGTATCGTCCGGCAGGATGATGGTCTTGCCGACGCTGACGATGGAAGTTCCGATGTTTTTAAGTTTCATAGGTTCTGCCTCCTTCATAAAAATAAGAGCAGAGGGCTTGCCGAAACAAGCCCTCACACTCAGTATGGTTGTTTACACTCCGACTGCGATGAGCATGGACATCGGGTAGTAAATCATCGCGCCCGCGATACGAGCCTCGCAGGGAACGACGACTTCCAGACCCTGAGTCTGTGCGGGGTACTGCATAAAGGACAGCGGAGTCTCAATGGTGAGCTTCCGAGCGTCGTTCTTGAAGAACAGCGCAACGCCCTTGCCAGTGCCATCAGTTTTCGCGTAGGGGTTGGTCTCCACGCTGTCGTCGTCCAGCTCGGGGCAGGAGACAATCTCCTTGATGTCAGGGAGGTTATCCTGAATGTACTTCAGGAGCGTGGTCGCGGTGTTTTCGATGCGCTTGTTGGCAAGCTCGATGTAGGCGTAGGAAGGAAGCGCGAGGGTATCAGCCTTCTCGACCTTCTTCGTGACAGTCGCCATCTGCTTCTGCATTCCGGTAAGGTCCGCGAGGATTTCGTCGGCGGTCTTGTCAGCCCAAGTGGTCTTGCCGGACACGCCGTTGGCGAGAACGTACAGCGGTACGTCGTTGCCCTCGGAGAGAACTCCCTTCAGACCAGTCTCCTTATCGCCGTTCCAAGCGATTTTGTTGCAGAGATAGTCAATCTGGTAACGAGCGGACTCAGCCTTGCGAACGTCGAGGTTCTTGCCAGCCATACGAGACGCTCTCATCTCCTGCACGGAGTAGCCGTAGCTGTCGCCGATGCTCTTGATAATCGCGGTGGTAGGCTTGCCCTTAACGTCAGCGCGGGGAAGGTCGGTGGCGTAGTTGGAGATAATCTTTGCCAGACCAACCTTGTCATAGCTGTAGTAGGTGACGGTCTCTGCGCCGGGGTCAACCTCGCTGGACATCGGGAACAGCTTCAGAGCCGTAAATTCGGGATATTCAACGTCGTAGGACTGGGACTTCACATAATCAAGCTCGCGGGCAAAGAAAATGGAAGCAGCCTCAGCGTCGTCGAAGTTCATGCTGGGAACGCCAGCGATGGAAGCAGGAATGTTGGAGGCGAGCAGTGCCTCATAGTCCTGCTGGTCGTATCTCATGTGTTTCTGCATAGTAATTTCCTCCTTCTCTTATTAGCCGCCGATGGGCGTGTCGCTGCCCTCATTGCCGCCAGTAGTGGTGGAAGCCGCCGCAACGTCAACGCCGTAAAGCTCGATGGGAGCAATACCGCCGTTTGCCGCGCCGATGAAGCGACCCGCGATTTCAACGCCGCCCTCAGCAGCGAAGCAGCCAGCGTCGTCGCCTTCCACGATGAGGTGAACGGGGTCGCCGTAGGCGGGTTCAGCGTCCTTCGCGAGAACAACCCAGATTCTGCCCTTGCGCATAACGCCGACGTTCTGGTTCTTCATAACGCGAACCTTGCCTTCGAGGTCCTGCTGATTGCTGAAGCCGTTGACGACAACGCCCTCGAAGTCAGCGGACTTGCTGTCGGAGGTGGGAAGGATAACATTGCTTCCCGGAATGCTGCCCTTCACAACGCCCACGCCGAAGCGGAGCTTGCCGTTCTCCTCCTCGTTGTAGCGGGAGTCAACGGGATAGTGGAACATATCGAAAATGCCACCAGCGATACCTTTGCCGGTAGCGAAGCTGTAACTGGTCTGAACTGCCATGATTACTTCTCCTCCTTCTTCATTCTCTTGTCAATCATGCGCTGACGAGCCTCAGCCGCCGAACCGACAGACTTCTCTGCGGGTTTGGAGTCCTTGTTCATCGTCATCTGTTTGCGCTGATAGTTGGTGTCCTTGCGGACGTTGTTCATGTCGTTCACCGCCATATCAAAAGCGGCGTTGACATACGCCATGCTCTTGCCGTCGAGACGGAGCGAGGGCTTCAGCTTCTTCAGGATAGCCTTCTTAGCACCCTTGACGCTCATCATTTCGAGACCGTCCATACGTAGCTTGTCGCCGATACGAACGACGCGGAGCATCTCTCGGAAGTCGTCCTTGGAGTCCTTGCGGTCGGCGTTCGAGTTATCCTCGCAGCCGTCCTTGTTCTCTTCATCGTCGGCATCCTTGTTTTCCTCGTCCTCGTCGGTGTTTTCCTCGTCGGAGTCGGTAGCGGTTTCGGCGGCGTTTGCAGCCTGAAGAACGTCAATCACGCCGAGCAGGGTGTCGATGTCCTCGTCCTGCTGCGCGATAACGCCCATCGCCTTGTCCATCTCCTCAGGGTCGCCCTCCGCGTCTCTGCGGTCGCGGCGGTCCTTCACCATCTGGACGGCATCCTTGTCGCCCTCTGCGGCAGGTGCGGCGGTCTCCTCAGTAGCTTCATCGGCGACCTTTTCGGCAACGCTTTCGTCATCGCCGACAGGCTTCTCCGGTGCCACATCGTTGTCCGTCGCGCCCATGCGCTCGGCACGACGCTGCTGGAATGCTTCGACGGCGGCAGTCAGGTCCTCAGGGCTCATCATATCGCCGTCTTTTCTCTTGGTAGTTGCCATGATTTTTCCTCCTTTTAGAGTTGTTTTTTGGTCGCGGGCATCAATATTGAGCCGCGCCTGTTCACCAGCCCTTGCGGAACCCACAAGAGCGAGATGATTGATTACGATGTCGCGCTGGATAGCGTCATAAGGCTGCCCGTTCCATACGCCCGGCGTTTCCTCCAGGCGGAGGTTATAGCCAAGCGACAGCTCGCGCAGCCCGCACTCTTTCATAGCGTCAGTGTCATGGATGATGATTTCAGCCCTGACATCATCGCCGTCCTGATAACCTTCCGATAGGATTGTTCCTATTTGTTCTTCCTCCACATTATCCTTGTCCACATATCCTGCGTCATGGGTAATGATGATAGGCTTGCCTCTGTAGGTTTTCAGGCTTTCCGGCGCGAAAACATCTTCTGGGAGCCTCAGCTCCCGCCTCATACTGCCGTCTGGGTTCATATACTCGAATATGCCAGTCGAAGTCACAATCGGATGGTCTACAAGGTAGCCCTCGTCAGTGAAGTACGTCTGGTCCAGCGAGATACTATCAAGACGCTGTACTCGGTTCAGTTTGGGAGTAGCCAAACTCTGTACCTCCTTTCAGCCAACTGCGGCTGATTTCAAAAGAAATTCATATCAACCGCCTCCATTCTCTGAAATGGGTAAGTCGATTGTGTCGTAGTCAAACACCGCGAGGGCGACGCACCTGCATTGGTAGTCCTCCCCCGGATGGCATCGGCGACCTGTCTTTGGGTCAACAACAGGAGGGTCGCTCCACTTGAACCGCTTGCCGTCGAGAGCTTTGTGGCTCGGACGGACTCGACTGTCGCCGGATGTAGACCAGATATACTCGGTAACGCCAGCGTCCTCCTGCTGGAGGCGCGTTATCTGACCGTTGAGCTTTGCAATCTGGTCTCTTGCTATGAGCTGCGCGTGGCGGCGTTCTGTGCCGTAGACCTTCTGTATCTCTTTGACGATTGTCGTCGTGGGCTTGCCCTCACGGTAGCCCTCAAAGACCAGTTCGCGCATTTTTGTGAGACTGTCGTTCGGGATGGTTTTGATGAGGTCAACGTTTTGGTCAATCCATTCCTTCATCAGTTTTTTGAACAGTTCTCCCGTGTAGTAGTCGTCTGCAAGCTGGATGCCGAGCGTGGACTCGACCGCCTTCTTCCATTCACCGATGCTGAGTTTTCGGGTCAGCTTTGCCATATCCTCGACGCGATGCTCCAGACCGTACTCCTCCATGTCACGCTGAAGTTCGTCCGCGATTTTCGCGAACACCTTCGCGGCGACTGCGAGCAGGTCGGAGGTGTCATCGTGTCTGCGATTGCGGTTCTTCTCCTCATCCGCAGCTTCTTTGATTTCAGGGAGGTACTGTTTGAGCAGGTTGTTGAGGAGTCTCATATACGAGTTCGTGACACGCTTGAACTCCCGTTCAGCTTGCTCAGGGTATCTCGGAGGACGTTTATTCAGAAGAACCGCGTGGCTGCCGAACTTCTTCTTCAAAGCCTCCTGCACCATTCGCTGATGTGCGATGTCGTTCACGCTCTCACCTCCTCAGCGTTTGCTCTTGCCGTATCTGTCAACTCGGAAGGTGTCCTCCCATCCTCGGTACTTATCGCGCTCCACTATATCGGTGGGGCAGGGCTTCGTGCAGCGTTTATTGGACGCTTTGCAGATACAGACCGTTTTGCCATCCCTGAAGTCGATGTGTACCTTGATATACTCGACTCCAGTCTTTCTCTCCAAGCTACCATCTCCTTTCAGATAGCAGTAAAAAGAGGCGGCAGGATAACCTGTCGCCTCGCTTGTCTACTGGACTGCTCCTATAAGCTCCGAGAGACTGTCTGGATTGGGTTTTCTCTCGCAAACAAGGGAATTAGTCCTATGAATAAAACCGCCAGCAGAACGAGTCTATGGCGGTCCTAAGCGGTATGGAATTTATCGAATGTCACTCAACGATTTCGATGCTTTCGATTTCATCATCGTACACAATCACGTTTGAGCCGTCGTCTCGCCGAACGCAGATTGAATGACCCTGATAGTCGTCGCCTTCGTTGTCGTAGTCGCTTTCATAGACATCGACGACTCCGGTCCATTCGTTGCCGTCCTTTTCGACGCACTTGACACGGCATCCTTCACTTTTTGACATCACGTCAATGATTTCTTCATTGCTCATTGGGCTTACCTCCACTACTTGCTGGAACAGCGTGATAACCGTCTTTCGAGTGGTGAACCGTCAACCGAGTGGTCTGCGACTTCTTGCCGCTCATTGAGACATACTCGCCAACAGGTTTCCCGCAATCTATGGTTTCTTTGAGCTGACCAGTTTTCCTGTTTACATAGACAGTACCAGTTCCGGATTTGCTTGTAACGAGGCTTTGCACCTCTTCGTCCGGAATGGAAAGAATGCTGACTTTTTTGCCCTGCGCAACAGCATCATTGTACTTCTTTGAACCTGCGTGATGTTTGCTCTGTGCCGAGGCTTTCAGCTTCATCTTCGCTCTGCCGGACTTCACGGCTGCGTCGAGGTCTGATTTGCTGCCAACGGAGAACCCTTTAGGCTCGCCGCTCTGACCGCCAGACCCTCCACCGCCTTCGGTGAACTGTCCGTTCTCATCGCGAGGATGGTCCGACTCATTGAAGTCGTCCGCTCCTAATGTTTCTATTATAGCCGATTTCTTGCGATAGGGCAAGACGTTTTGGGAAAATTCAACATCTTTACGAGGATTATTTACCTCTTGGTAAAGAACCTCGTTGAGCATATCGAAGCTGTCGGCAAACGGCAGGAACAGATTGTCATTCCCGCCTTGCACCGCCTTCAGCATTTCGCCGAGGTCGGATAGCTGCGGAGCTACCATCTCTGAGTGGTCGTCACAGTGTACATCGCCATCGTAGTCGGTCGCGATGAAGTACATCGGAACGCCGTACTCCTCCGGCAGTCCTGTCCGGATGCCGATGGGCGTGATGTTCTTCGGCGTGATGCCGAACTCCTCCTGTGCCTCGCGAACGGCGGCTTGCTCGGGTGTTTCGTCCTCCTCGATGTGACCTCCGGCTCCGCATATCTTGAACGGGCAGAAGTCCGACTTGCGAACGCCTGTCAGAACTCTGCCGTCTTTGATTATGAGAATCCCGACCGTATTCGGCTCGGCTTCGTCCTTCGCGTACTCGTCGGCATCATCGGGTGACGGCTCCGCAGCAGGGGCGGGAGCGGTTTGCTCCGAACCGCCCGCCGCGCCAGCCTGTTCGAGGTTCTTCTGAACCGCCTCTGCTTCGGACTCGGCATTGCCAAACAGCGAACTGTAGAGGTCGTTGTCGTCCTCCTCAACAATGTCCTCAACGTCAAAGTCCTCGTCAGATGCCAGCTTGTGTCGAACCTCAGTCGGGTCGATGGCTTGCATATCGACGTAGATTTGTGCAGTCTGGGCTTTCGTGAGCGCGGTCGCGGCTCTGGTCTGTTCGACCGTAGCCTGTTCCGTCTCACTCATGCTCCAGAGCGGATTGAAGGACAGTTTGTAGGAGGGTTCTTCCTCCAGCTCGCCGGAAGCTACTCCAGCGCGATAGATGACATCGAGCAGATAGCGGAAGTTCCGCTTCAGCATCAGCTTCTGAATACGTTCCACAAAATTGTAGTAGTTTTCGAGGTCGCTCATGCCAGTTGCGTCCATGCCGGACGGAGACCGCCCGAACAGCAGCGTCTGTGGGATGTTCGTCAGAGCCGACAGCATATTGCAGGTTGACTCGATGACATCCTTAACGCCGCTGAACTGGAAGGTCTTGAAGTCGTAGCTCTCGCCCTCCGCGTCGATGGCAATGCTGTTGAGCAGCCCACGAGCCATGTCAATGATTTCGAGCCGCTTCAGCACTTGATTCTCGCCGTCGTCAGTCGCGAGGAGCTGCGCGAGGTTCTTCATGGAGTAAATCGCCTGAACGCTTCGTTCGAGCAGTTTGACGGCATCGGTGTGGGCGGTCGTGGTTTCACGCAAAGCCCTCTTGATACGGATGTACTCAGGCATTCCCCACATCTGATAGGTCGTGTTGGAGACCTGCTCAGGCAGCGTACCGTTCTTGAATACGAGGCATCGGCTCTCATGCACCTTGAACGAGCCGAACATACTATTTACATAGTAGAACTCCGGCTCCCCGAAGTGCGAAGTCCTGTTTTTCTTGCCGTCGTTTCCGAAGTCCTGCATATAGAGGCTTGTGTAGTCGGGCTGCACGACCGCACGTTCAAATACCCGCAGCTCGTCGATGCTGCGAATGTTCTCCCAATCCACAGGTTCTTCCAGCCCCTTGCCGTCATCAATCAGCATGACGATGACCGCGCCGCCATAGAGCCTCGCCCACTTGATTGCGGTGGTTGCCTTTTCCTCCCAGTCAAGGTCGTCAAGTGCTTCCTCCGTGAAGTTGACAAGCTCGTCGTTCTTCAGGTTCAGGTCGAAACCGTGCTTCAAAGCCTCCTCTGCGGGAGTGTCGATGATTTTCGAGAACAGTCCGTTGCCCTCGTACAGCGTGGTGAGCTGCATATCGGGTACAATCTGCTCTCTCTCAAAGGTGTACGCCTCTGAGTTATCCTGAGTCGTTCCGTATTTGTTCAGAACATTGGTGTAGCCGTCCTCCCTCTGCGGGCGAACGGCTTTGCCTTTGCTCTCATCGAGGACCTGACGACCTCTGATGTGTTCTTTACTTTTGTTGAGTTCACTTTGAGGCACTCTCATAGACCGCCCTCCTCCCTTAGAAATCAATACGATTGTTGCTCTCGTTCCAAACGCCGTTGACGTTCACGCCGTCAAGCGTTGCGAAGGTAACAGAGAACGGGTTGCCCGTGATTTCTTCGTTATGCACCACAAGCTCCAGAAGCTCCACTCTCGATTTCAAATCTTCGAGCGTGCTTGTGTTTGCCGTGATGAGCGGTTTCACGAGCGACCAGAAAAGCGCAAGGTTCGCTGCGCCGATATACTTGTCGGCACTCGCCGTGAGGTTCGAGAAAACGCCGTTCACAATCGCGTTGTCGGCTTTTTCCACATAAACCTTTGTAGCGTAGGAACTCAGGTCAACGCTGTTCGAGCCGATGAGTTCTGCCGCGCCATTGATGAACTGGTACTCCTTGTACTGGTTTCCAGCCTCGCTATTGTTCTGACGCACATAGTAGATGGCATCCGCGTCCGCGTCAGCCGCAGAGGGCAGGGTGTCAACCACGATAGCCTTCAGATACTTCTTCGCGGCAATCACCTCGTTGACATCATCCTCAGTCGTGAACTTCGAGTTGTTACTCAGCTCTGAGAGTTTTGTCGGAACCGTAATATCGACAATCTTGTTCACCGGAGGAATGGCAGAGCCATTCTTCTTGATACTGACGATGACGTTTTCTTCGGCGTTTGCGTGAGAGCTTACATGTGCTTCACAGGCTTCCAGCGAAGTGTTGATGTCATCAATAATGCCCTGCAAGGTATCGGCAAGAGCGGCAATCTGTTCTGCCGTATAGCCCTTAGCCTTCAGCGAAGCGAGCCTAAGCCCTTCGAGCGTGTTCAGTTTGTCACTCATGTTCGCTTCTCCTTTCAGCGGAAAAGGGACGGTCGAGCGACCGCCCCTATCCTATACTCGTCTTGCTTACGCAAAGACTTCGTTGAGCATTTCGGTGACTTCAGCCTCGGTAGCGTAGACCATGCCGTCCAGCTTTGCCTTGTCCTCTTTGGACATCAGACCGTCAGCCTCGGTGGTAGCCACAACGTACTGAGTGTTCTCGCCGGGGATGCCAAGGGCGGTGATGTCGTCCTTGGAGACTGCCTCGACAGCGGAAACGTGTCCGGTCGCGTCAACAGTGACCTTGTAGAAGCCCTTAACTGCGCCGTCGTAGGTGGGGTGAACGTACTTGTTCGCCTCAGCCTCGATGCCGTTCAGCTTTGCCAGAAGCTCATCGGTGAAGTCGTTGGCAGACAGCACCTTGTCGCCGTCCTTCTGGACGTAGTTCGACAGGTCAACCTCCCAGTCGCCTACCTTTTCCAGCGCACCGTCGATGACCATGTACTCGTCGTACTTGTCGCCAGTCTTGGTGCTGCCCTTCTTCACCATGTAGATGTACTGGGAAGCATCAGCGGCTTCGAGGTCGATGTCAGCGGTGGAGTTGACAATCTTGCGCTTCATGTGGTCGGCGGCGGCGATAGCGGCAGCGACCTCGGTATCGGTCTGGAACTTGGAGTCGTTCGTCAGGTCGGACACCTTAGTGGGGACGGTGATGTCAACCGACTTATCAGTGATGGTCAGCGCAGTGCCGTTGACCTTGACAGCTTCCAGCTTGTTCGGTTCACCGCCAGCGGTGACGAGACCGTCAACCTTCTCAGACAGCGCGGTCAGTTCGGTCTTGGAAGCGCACTCAGCCTTGACCTTTTCGGCAAGCTGTTTCAGGTGCGCGAGCTGGGCAATCTTGTTTGCATCGTATGCCATTTTAATATTCCTCCTGTAGAATCAGATGTTATTCGGGAAACACTTCGTCGAGCATGGAGCTGACTTCATCGTCAGTCGCCACGTCGTAGTTCGTGCCGCTGCCAGCACCAAGTTCTTCAAGGTCTCCGGCAGCGTTCTTGATGTGGTACTGCTTTGCCACGCCGTCAACGACAACGGCAATCTTCTGCCCGACGTAGGCGGTCGGGTCAGTCTGGGCGTATGCCTGAGCTTCGGCGAGGGAAGCCCACACCTCGGTCTTGTCGAGAGAGAAGGCATCCTGTCTCTGCATAGCAAGCGGGAACTCCATCTTGGAGTATGCCTTTGCGGTATTGTTTACTGCCATGATTTCATCCCCTCCTTAACCCAGTGTCACTTTGAGGACGCAAGCGTTCTCATAAGGCTTCGCGGGTTCATAGACCCACACGTTGTAGTTCTTCGCGGTGTAGCCGTTCGCGCCCTCGACCGGAATGTCAGTGTGCTTGGTGAAGGTGTCGGTAACGTCGGCGTTCATAGCCGTTTCGTTGATGACCTTCTTCACGCCAGTCTTGCCGGAAATGCAAGCGATGGCAATACGCTGAGTGCCAGCAGCCACATTGATGGTGACTACGCCAGCGGCGTATGCCTTGCCGGACTTGGTGAGTCCGCGAATGTACGCGCTGTCCAGCGTGGGCTTTGTCGCGGTCGCGCCGTGGAAGTAGTTGCGGAACGGAGTGTACGCCGCAGTTTCCTTCGACTTTGTGCCAGCGGCGATAGCCACGGCGGGATTGGACGCGCCGCCGAGGTTGTCCTCAGCCTGTACGCCAGCACCGTGCGTTGCGGTCGCCTTATACTTCAGGCTCGCGACAACATTGTCGCCGCCAGCGTCGCCGATGATGAAGCCGTTGCCGTCGTTCGTGTCAGAGCCAGCGGCGAGAGTTTCACCCTCAGTGTTGGCTACCTCGACTGTTCCAGCATCGGTGATGCGCTCGACCTTCCAAGCGGAAGCCGTTACGCCAGTGCCGGACTTCGGACCGTACTTGTAAGAACCCTTGTTGAGGGTAGCCCCAGAATACTGAGCCGGAGAAACGGTTGTGCCAGCCTCGACCGCGCCAGCTCCTGTGAGAGTAAATGTTCCGACAGAAGGCTGTGCCGTGATGGTCGGCTGAAGCGTCTTGGACGTGATGTCCTTCAGGATGGCGGCGAAAGACATACCCTTCGTTGCTTTTACAGCAGTCCCGTTCTGGTCCTTCGTCCAGTTGCCGAGCTGCGAGTAATCGCCAGCCAGAGTGACATCCTCGCGCATGATGACTTTGTTCGCGTCAACGTTGCCTGTCATGGCGACCCAGTTCGTTCCGTCGTAGGAGTACGCGGACTGCTCGTAGGTCTTGCCGTCAACGACAGTGTTGATGACGAACACATCGCCCTTCTTCGGTGTGGGCTTGCCCTCACCAGTGAAGTACGCCTCGATGATGGAAGTATCTGACGCGCTGAGGTCGGGTTTGCTTGCTTCGTACACCGCGCCGCCCGCAGAGACGTTGTTAAGGTCGTCGAGAGTGGCGTAGTTGCTCAGGTCAACGGAAGTATCGTCCAGACGGACTACTTCGTTAGAGACGAGAGCGTAGATGTCATAAAAGCCTGTGTCGGTATTCATGACAAGGTACAGGACGTTCTGCTGTGCGGTGTCGGCGGTCGGAACAGAGTCAACCTTCTGGAAAGTGGCGTGTCCGGCTTCGGAAACAGCGGTAGCAATCGCTTCCTGAATTGCGGTGGCGGTCATGCCTTCGGACTTATCGAGCTTGCCTTCGATGGTAGCTTTCAAAGCCGCAGACAATTCAGCCTCGGAGATTTCGCTCTTTTTGGCAAGAGAACCAAGTTCGGAAACAAGCTGGTACTTAGCAAGTTCCGTTTTAATCCTCTCAGCCTGTGCCTGTAATTGAGCGAGTGTTACGAGCTTGTCGGTAGAGATTGGCATTGTTTTATCTCCTCCTTGATATATTTTCATAGTAGGCAGCCTACTACTATGACGAACTTATAGCCTCATAACGAGGTGTGATTTGGGAAGTCATCGCTCTCCGAAAACTCCGTCGAGCATCTGATGTACTTCCTCATCGGTGGCAACATTCGCGTCGTCTACAGTTCCACCGCCAGCGGGGTCGTCAGGCTTTTCGCCTGAGCCTCCTTCTCCAAAAACATCGTCAAGCATATCCTTGACTTCGGGGTCAGTAGCGACTCTCTCATCAGGAACGGAGCCTTGCGCCATATTCCTGAGAAGGTCGCAGCCGCCGAGTGCGCCGCACGGTTGCACGTTGATGGCTTGCTGGATGTCCCACTTCTGCGTGGTTTTGCGTCGGTCGCTCGTGCCAAAGCCGATGACCGAAACATACAGCTTTCCGGCTACCAGCACTTCAGGCGGGATGTCGATAGGCTCGCCGCCGTATCGAACAGGCTTGCCGCCTTTGCACTTGCTGCCACTGCTGCTGAACACAACAACGATGTCGAAGCCGTCCCATGAGCTGTCAAAAGAAAAAGCAGCTTGGACTATGCCTTCGCTGCCAGCCACAAGGGTTCGCTTTCCGAGGTCGTGCGTGACTTTTTGGTCCTTTACGGTAAAGATAATCAGCATGGTGCTTTCCTCCTTCCTCAGAGTAGATTTGTTATATCGAATGTGCTGTCGAGTTCTCTGAACGCGGCACTGGTCGCGTCAACCATGTCCTTGAAACGGCTCATAGGAAAACTTTCGAGCTGGCTCAGGTACATATCGTTCCACGCACCTGACACCATATCGAAGTTGCCCGCTTGCCACTGCGCGGCGACGGGTTCGGCTCGCGCTTCCTTCGAGCCTGTCTCAGCCACCGCCTTGACAGCGAAGCCGGACAGGAACTTGATGTAGTTCTGTGCTTGGTCCTTACCAGCCTGACCGGGGTCTTTCGGGAGCCGGATATGCACCAGCTTGTGCTTGGCTCGGTCGGACTCGGCTGTCAGCTTGATGAGCTGTCGGACTTCATTAGCCGCCATACGGACGTTGATGACATCCGCGACGACGTAAGTGCCGTCCTTGCGCTTGCCGAGCAATACGCCCGCCGTGTATGCGGGTTCGCCGCCTTCATCCTCCGAGGTGGCGGCAAGGTCCCACGCTCTCGCCCACGAAACAACATCGAGCGGCACATCATCCAGAATCGCTCTGAGCTGTGTGCGCTTGAAGTAGAGACCCGCTGCGGGTTTGATTTTCCAGTTTCCGGCGAGAAGTCTCTCTCGCTCGACTATCGGCAGAGCCTTCAGGTTCGCGAGGTAGGATGGGTTGGACTTCAGCAGTATCTGATTGTCGTAGATGGTGCTTGCGATGAACGTGACCGATTTCGGCTCGTTCTGCTCCTCCGGCGTTTCGAGGTGGAACTGTTCAATCAGCTCCTCTTTTGTGTCAGCCCAGTAGAGCTGTTCCTCGCGCCGAAGCATCCAGCGTATTTTGCCGGAGCGTTCCTTCAGCGGATAACCCGTATCAGGGTCTATCCACCATTCGATGAACTTTGCCACCCAACTGTCCGCGTCAGGGTTGCAAGACGCTCTCACATACGGAAAAACGCCGCAGGTGGAGCGGTTACGGGAGAGCATATAGAAGAATATCTTCTCGGAGAAATGCGTAAGCTCATCGAAGTATAAGCCGCATATCTGCGAACCCTGCCACTTGTGAACATCTTGGTCTCGCTCGATATGGGCGAAGCTGATTTTCGATACCTCGCGCCCTCTCGCGTCGCGGAACACCCAGCGGCTTCTGCCGAGCTGAGGACAGGCGAACGGGATGCCGCTGAACAGCTTGACGCTCTCATCCCAAAGACCACCCTGAGAGAATATCTGGTTGTGGTTCTTTCGGAAGAACACCGCGCCGTAGCCCTCTTTGCCTTTCCATCGAACAGCGTCTATCAGCATACCGCAGGTCTTGCCGCCTCCGGCTGCGCCGCCGTAAATGCAGATTTGCGCGTGTGAGTTCAGAAACCTTTCCTGCGCTCCTTTCTGCGGAGCGATTACTCTTTTACTCATCGTCCTTCGCCTCCATGCCGTTGTCGGGGACGTAGATGACTACATCCTCGCCGCGCTCCTCAGCGTCAGTCTCCTGCTGGTACATGGAGATGTCGTCAGCCCGCGCGAGCCGTTCAAGCTCTGCGGCGATGCGAACGAAGTTTGAGATGTCCTTGTCAGCCATATTGGAGAAGTCCTTCTTTTCGAGAGCCTCGAATGCCGCCTTTTGCAATCGCATTGAGAGGTTGATGTGCCTCTCATTCATTTTGCGACGCTCTTTGACGGCATCCTTAAAGGCTTCTTTTTGAAGTTCGTTGTCGTATGCGCGACAGCGTTCCTCCCAGAACCATTTAGCTTTCCAGCGTGAAATTAACGGTCTACTTTTCGATAACTTCGCGCAAACGCCTTCGACGGTGCGCTTCAGCCCCATATCTCGGAAGGTGAGGAAGGCTTCCCACGCTTGTTCCGACTCGCCTATCTGACGTTCCCAAAGACGTGGTTCGTCTTGTGTGGGCTTTTTCGCTGCCATTCCTCCTCCCTCCTTTATGCAAGATTAGGAGGCTATCGCTGTACTATGTCAGTCAGACTTCCTCCTTAGAAGTTTGTACGCCTGAACCACAACAAGCACAGCGTTCAGCAGCACGGTGCTGAATGAGCATATCGTTATGCCGTATGCTATGAACAGCAGTGCGCCTATCAGGTCGAATATTCTGATTTTCCTCTCTCCGTTCATGGCGAACGCCACGATGATGAACAGCGTTCCGGCTATGCCTAAAATCTCCATGCTCACGCACCTCGCTCGTAGCGGTCAACCGCTTTTACGACGAGCGTTGTGACAGGCAGGATGATGAGTTCATACGCGGTTTTCAGCAGTACCTGAACGACGAGCATCTGAACCAGCTTCTCGAACGGAAGCTGCCCCAAGAAGGCGATGGGGATGAAGATGAGGCTGTCGGCAAGCTCGCCGAAGAAACTGGAGATGATTGCTCTCCAGCCGAAGCCCTTAATCTCATCCTTGTGTTTCTCCTTCATCTTCTGGAACACAAGGTCGTTCGCGAGGTCGCCGATGACGAACGCCGCAAGGGAAGCAATCAACACTCTCGGTGCGTTTCCGAGTACGGTAACAAACGCTTCTTGGTTTCCCCAATAAGACGGTGCGGGGCTTGCGATGGCAAGCTCGAACGCAATCACCATGACGACGTTCATCGCGAAGCCGAGGTAACAGGTGATACGGCTCCAGCGATACCCGTATATCTCAGAGAACACATCGCTGAGAATGTAAGTTATCGGGAAAATATAAATAGCTCCCGTCATCGTGATACCGAACGGGAACTGCATTTGTTTGGACGTGATAACGTTGCTGATGAGCAGACACGACACCGATACGACCGTCAGCAGCACTTGAAGAAAGCTGTACTTCTCACTGCGTAGTGGCATTTTCTTGTTCATCCCAAGTCCCCCTCGCTGTTCTTGCCAACTCTCACGTCAAAGTGAACTGCGTTTTTGACCGCCGCTTCTATTCTCAGTTTAGCGGGCGAGTATCTTTCCTGAATGAGGTTGTAGACCCATTCCACGGCATCCTCGATAATGAGTTCCTTGCCGCACCCCTGTCTGAACTCGTTATCGAGTTCAACGTAGTCCGGCAGATACTTGCCCGGAACCATATCGACGCTCATCTGCGCCGTATAGTGTTCGCTCCCTTGCGGGCAATAGAGCTGGAGTTCAAAGTCGAAATGAATGTCGCTGAGGCTTTGGTGGTGCTCCAGCAATACGACGTTGTCATTCTGTTCCTGCGCAGCGAGCGCGGGGTCATCTACTCCATTTGCGGCAAACGCCTTTGCGCGGTCGATGCAGGTTCCACATTTTCCGCAGGGCTTATCGCCACCCTCGTAGCAGGACCATGTAAGGTGATACGGGGCTTTCAACTGAAGCCCCAGTCTCACCACACCAGACTTCGACAGGTCGATGAGCGGTGCTTTAAGCTGCACTGTGCCGCCAGAGCCTTCCTTGATGGCTTTATTCATGTAGTCCGCAAACTTCATGGAGCAGTCAGGATATGCGTGACCAGCCGCGTCATCGGCGTGTGCGCCATAATAGACGTAGTGGGCATTCATGCTGATTGCGAACGCGGTGGCGGCAGAGAGAAACAGCCCGTTGCGGAAAGGAACGTATGTGTCAACGGTCCCTTCGCCGCCGAGTTCTTTAAGCTGCTCGCCATAGCTCATGTGCTTGATTTCTTTGTGGCTGTGTTTGAGAAGCGGGCAGTCGCTGTATGCCATGACACAGCTCATGTCCATCTCGTAGTAAGGAACGCCATAGTGCGCGGCTACCGCCTTTGCGCTCTTGATTTCCTTATCGTGTTTCTGCCCGTAGAGCATATTGAGGGCGACGACGTTGTTAGCTCCATATTCGTCAACCGCCAATGCAAGGCAGGTTGTGCTGTCGATACCTCCGCTGAGAAGGACGACTGCGGTTTTGTTTTCCATAGTGAGGTTTTCTCCTTTCAAGAGGTTTTCTCAGGCTTCTTTGATTGTCTCAATCGAGAAATGGCTGTCGCTCATCACCGTGACTCTGATGTGCTTCGGCTCATAAACGCTTTTCAGCGTCTGGAACACTTCGTCGCAAAGGTTCTCAGTAGTAAGCTCCTTCCCATTGAGGTCTCTTTTGAAATAGGCTTCAAGGTCGAGGAAGTCAACGATTTTCTCGCCAAGCTCCAGCTCGCAAGTCACCATCGCCCTGTAGTAGTTCGGTCCGAGCGGGCAGAACACCGTGGCGGGCGCAGTGAACTTCATTCGGCTGATGCCCTTATCATTGGAGTAGGTTCTCATAGGTTTTCTCCTCCTTTCGCGCGTTTTAGTGGTCGAGTGACTTCGCGTACTGAGTCCATACTTTCAGGTTGTGGATGTCGAGCATCTGCCCGTCGATTCGTTTGTCGGGGTAGATGTTCTTCTTTCCACACATCGCATGACCCTTGTACTCGAAGGACACGCCATATCGAGAACCGCTGCTCCACGAGGTGGAGTCAACGGAGTCGAACGGATATAATTTCAGCTTCTTCGTATCGGTGTAGCCCAGACCGTGTATCTGTGTTCCGGTCTTGTGGGCGTGTTCGATGAACCACGGGAAGATTTTCTCAATCGCTTTGCCGTTCGGGTTCTTCGCGATACCGCCGATAGAGACGTAGCTGTATTCAGCGCACATCCGTTCAAAGTACGCCCAGCCTCGGTTGCTGTGCCAGACGGGGATGCTTTGCTTTCCTGTGCGCTTTTCGATTTTCCTGCGAAACTCCTCGACCTTTTCCAGCCCGACTATCCGGTCGATGTCAAGCTCAAAAAAGTGATGTACGTCGTAGGTGTTGATGAAGTCGATATACTCATCGACATATCTGTCCCATTCCTCCAGCGTTTTCGAGTGTCCCTTCGAGAAAAAGGTGAACGCTCCGCTGTCGCAGAGGAAGTCTTTACACCACGGGCTTCTCACGCAGTCCATAATCTTTTCCTGCTTCTTGCCGCCTCCCTGACAGGCTGCGAAGGAAAACAGAATGTAAGGAGGTTTTGCCTCCTTGAACTGCTCAGTCCGCTGTTCTACTCCGGCGAGGTAGAGCCTCATGGCAAATCAAACCATTCGCCGCAGTGCGGACACTGGATGCGCTCCGGCTCTTTTCCCTCATCGACGGGCTTGTCCTGCTTATCTTTCAGGTAGTCGTCGATGTCGATTTCAGGAAGCTCGAAGAAGCCGAACTTTTCCATGTCCATCTGGATGTCACCAAGCTCGATGTTCAGGGCTGCAAGGTCCCAGTCCGCGAACTCCGCGACCTTATTGTCGGCGAGCCGGAACGCCTTGACCTGCTCAGGGGTCAGGTCCTCGCAGCGGATGCAGGGAACTTCCTTCATACCAAGCTGCTTCGCGGCTTTCAGCCTCGTGTGTCCGGCGATGATTACATTGTCTTTGTCGAGCAGGATGGGAACCTTGAACCCGAACTCTTTGATGCTCTCGGCTACAGGCTCAACCGCCTTGTCGTTGATACGGGGGTTATTCTTGTACGCAACGATGTCGCCGATGGGCATTGCGATAATCTCCATCATTTCACGCCTTTCTGTTATGATTATTCTCACCATATTCTTGCGAAACGGTAATATCGAGGCAAAAAAAAAAGAGACGGACGAAAAATCCGTCTCCACGCCTACATAATATTTTCAGCTTACATTATACCATAGTCCATATTGACAAGTCAATGACAGATTTTTGACAGCGGTAATTTTTCGCGACTTTTTATCAATAGTGTAAGATTTCACACTCGTAACCCGATTTCTGGTATAATTATAAGGCAAATCTATAGCAAAAAGGAGTTTTTGAAAATGAAAACTGCACATTGGCTGGTCGAATACAGCCGAAAGGTCAACGAGGAGCTTTCCATATCTGAGGTTCGCTTCCTCGAAAACACCGCCGAGAACGCACTTCTCACCGACCTCGACAACTATCCACACGCCTTCGTCCTCGCGTGTTGTATGGATAGGCAGATAGCATCCGACAGGGCATGGCGAATCCCCTGCGTCATCCGAAACCTCTACAGAGAGTTCTCGATTGACGAGCTGGCATCGGTTCCTTTAGAGGAATACAGGCGAATATTCACCGAGCAGACACTTCACCGATACAACGACACGATGGCTGAGATTTTCTACAAGGCAGTTCTTCGCATAAAGAACAAGTACGACTGCGACGCTTCTCGAATTTGGGCTAACAGTCCGAGCAGCGCAGCCGTCGTATTTCGTTTCCTTGAATTTGACGGAGTTGGAGTGAAGATTGCGAACATGGCAGCGAACATACTTTCGCGTCAGTTCGGCATACCGTTCTCCGACTACTATTCGATAGACGTGTCTCCCGACGTTCATGTATTCCGTATCTTCCAGAGGACGGGGCTGGTCGAGGAGGGAGCGTCGCGGGATGAAGTCGTGTATAAGGCGAGGGAGCTGAACCCTGAGTTCCCCGGTATCGTTGATGCCGCTTGCTGGAGAATAGGCAGAGAATACTGCCATCCGCTCTCGCCGGACTGCGAACACTGTCCGGTCAAGGCAGACTGTCCGAAGCTCGTCTGAGACATAGAGAAAGGCGGTGGTCTCCCATCGCCTTTCAGGGCTTTAATCTACCCAGCCGAAGAATAACGCGCTGAGGTCCTGTAACGCGGCGCGATTGTACCTGTAGACAGTCCGCTCATCAACATAGTACATCTCCGCGAGGTCCTGCACAGTCTTTTCATCTTCGTCGAGATACAGATAGCGGATTGTGTCCCACTTCCGCATAATTTCCTGCTTGCCGGACATTTCGCAGCGATGATGATAGAAGTCCAGCATTTTCGTAACGTGGTCGAGGATGACCCTGACCTTGCCGACACGCTCCTGAATAGACTCGACCGACAGCGAATAGCTGTCTTTGCCCGTACTCATCATTTCGACGAGTGCTTGCAGTTCAAAATCGTCGTCGAGTTGACGCGCCTCATATACGGCATCTTCGGCGTACTTCACCATGCCGCGATACTTTTCCATAAGGAGACGAGTGTTATAGAGCCGCTTGTCGCGGTTCTCCAGTCTCTCCCTTTCGACTTCTTTCCGATACGCTTCTATCGCTACCAGAGAAGCCGTCTCTGTGATTTTTTTGAGTTGTGCGCCCGTTATGTTCGCGCTCTCTGAGTTTTCGCTTTTAGCCATGTTCGTTCCCTCCGTCCTGACTTCTCTGGCTTATAGAGAATTATGTTCATGCCGACAGCCGCCTTCGTATAGAGCGAGGACGGCTGTCCTTTGTTTATGGTGTTCTGAGACCTAAACTTACGCATATCGCCTTGTCGAGCTGTTTCTCGGCTTCGGTATTGATTACCGTTCCGAGGTAGTTCGACAAATACCTTTTGTCGATTGTAAGGATGTCCTCCAAGACCGCCGTGCTGGGCTTTTTTAACCCGTGCTGTTGTCCGAGCCGGACGTGTGTGGGGAGCGGTCTTTTTGTGACGCTTGTGATGGTCGCAACGATTACGCTGCCGCTGTTCGCGTTGCCCTTGTTGTTCTGGAGGATTATGACGGGACGATAACCTCTCTTGGAGCCGTTTCCGGCATCGCTGAGGTCCGCGAAGAAAATATCGCCCCGTCGCGGTCGGAGATTACTGTTCCGCAACCTTGCCGTGCTCCTCGGCTTCAATTCTGGCGGCGTTTGCCTCCTGCAAGAGCATAATCGTTTCATCAAGCCTTACGCCGACCGACTGACGCTTTCCTTCGACTGTGAAGTTGATTGACAGAACACCGTTTTCCCAGCTTGCCATCAAAGTGCATTGCGCGGTCGTCTGCTTCATCCGGTCCTTAAAAAATCGTGTATGGACGCATTTGGCATCGAGCTGTACGCCGTCCTTCACGCCGCTGACTTTTTCGGGTACTCGAATAATTTCGTTCATGTTCGTCCTCCTCACTTAATGCCAGTAGAACCGAAACCGCCTCTGTTTTTGCTGTTCAGGTCATCGACCTTCGCAAAAACCAGCTTCGGCTGACGCTGTACGATACGGAACTGCGCGATACGGTCGCCCTTATTGATTACGGTATCTCTCATAGCAATCGCAGGGAAGCCCCACACGTCGTCATTGCCGCAGTAGTTGTTGTCGATTACTCCGAAACTGTTCGCCATCAGAACTCCGAAGTTCTTGAAGGTTGAGCTTCTCGGAACTACGTTAGCCTCATAGCCGTTCGGAAGTCTCATGCTCACGCCGAGCGAAATGATACGGAACTCGCCTTGCTTCATCTCGACCGTCTCAGCGGCTCGCAGGTCAACCCAGTCGCCCCACGACTTGTGTTCAGGGACTGGAAGCTCTGCGTCATGTACTTTGATAGGGATTACAAACTCTCTCATTGCGTTTACCTCCTCAGAACGGCAATTCTTCGTCGTCAGGGAGTTCCTCGAAGTTTGCTCCCTGCTGCGGCTCTGCGGTCGTTCCCGCGCCGCCTTCCGAATGCTTCTTGGACTTCGGGAATGAAATCGAGTCGCAGACAATATCGACCGCCTTGCGCTTGTTGCCGTTCTTGTCCTCGTAGCTGCGCGTGGTGATGTGTCCTTCGATTTCAATGCCGTCGCCCTTTTTGAAATACTTACTCACGAACTCCGCTGACGCTCTCCATGCGATGAAGTCCAGAAAGTCCACCTTGTCCTTCGTGCCGGGGCGGTCAACCGCCACCGAGAAGGAGCAGACCGAGATACCGCTCGGAGTGACTTTGAGTTCAGGGTCTCTTGTGATACGCCCTGTCAGACACGCCTTGTTCATTTGACATCCTCCTTGTCGAGCTGGAACTGTTTGAGGTTTTCGATGTGAAGGTCGTCGCAGTCCAGACACTCCTTCATCAGCCTCGCCAGCTCGTTCTCGTCAGAAGCTCCGAACGGGAGAACCGCCTCCGGCTTCCGCTTTTCAACTACCGTGACCTCCAGTGTCATTGTGGTTGTGATTTCCATTGCCTTGCCTCCTTGTATTTGTTTGATATTACATCCGAGAGACTGCCTATATCCTTGCCAAACGGCTCAAAGGACTAAAGACCTGCTCGGTTGTGAACACTCGTTATACGCCCTCCTGCGCCGTTATAGGCTGCCGGAGATTTCAGTAATTTCAACTTCGACTCTCGGCGCGTCGCTGTACCACTTGCTGAGTGACACATCGACCACCTGCACGTCGTCGTGATATGCGATGGAATTGAGGGAATCAAGCACCGACTTGACCACGTTATCGCAGTCGGGCTTCTTTCTCGGTCGGATAGTTCCTTCTGCCATCGCCGCTTTCTGCTTTTTGCTCTTGGAAGCCGGAATGCTGTAGTAGGCATTTATCTCCACCCGCAGCATCGCGTCATCCGCGAAACGTATTTTGCCGCATTGCCGCTGATACTCCAGCCGCACAAGGTTTTCGTAAACGACTGTCTTTTGCGGAGTTCTCGCGTGAACGTGACCTCCGTATGTGCTGAATTGGGGTCTGCCTTTACCGTGTGGCTCTCCGGCTACGATAAACTTAGCTCTCATCGTCATCCTCCAGATGGTTTCTCCCAAAGACCTGACGGAACTGGTCTACCGTCCAGCCTTGCTCCTTCATAGCCTTCTTTTGCCCGTAGGCGTGTAGGAACGCCATCGTCTCGGCGTTTCGATGTGCCGCCTTCGGACCGTTCCTGTGGCAGCGGTCTCCGCAGAGATACACCACCAGCTTGTACTTCTCGGATAGGTTTCTGTAAGGTCCGCCGAAAAGGTGATGCCGTTCAAGTCGGTCCTGTGAACCATTTCTCCCACACAGGAGGCAAAACTTGTAGTCCATAAGCTCACCGTCCTTCCCACTGCGCCATCAGGCTCCGCAGTTCTTCGGGCGGGAGGGTTTCTATGCCAGCGTCTTTGCACTCCTGCACGACCAAATCAATCAGCCGTGACATTTGTGCCGTGTCGTAGGTAGACGAACCATAGTAGACCTTGACGTTCTGACATCCTTCGATTTTTGAGGGAAGCACCTCAGTCTGCCATCCGAGACCGTTTCTTTCCCAGCTCCGGCAGAACACCTCCACGGCTCGGTTCATCATGCAGATTATTTCCGAGTTGCCGCCTATCTCCCTCACGAAGTTCCGATAGACCTCCGAAACGGGAACTCTGTAGTATGCCGCGAGCTTATCCATCAGCACCCAGCAGTAGGCGTTCGAGTCGAGACTCCTCTTTTTTCCTCTCGCTTTCTTCAGTTCGAGGTTGTAGACTTTGCCTTGCTCGAAGTTCTCCAGCGCGAACATTGCGTCCTCCTGAGAAACAAGTGCGCAGAGCCATGTACCGTCTATATCGGCGTTCCATCTGAGCTGAGTAGTTTTCATTGCGCGTTCCTCACGAGCGTGTACCTTGCGTACCGCTTATCGCCGTTCGTTTCCATCGTAGAAACGATAGGGTAGCCGCTCTTTTTCAGGCTGAATATAATGCCGGATAACCGAGTGGCGTGGAACAGCGTGATAGCTTCCCACGACGTGATGCTGCCTTCCTGCTGAAGGTGTGCCAGTACCTGCTGTCTCTGTGTGACTGCGTTCATTCTCTTTCATCCTCCTCTCCTGCGGATTTTTTCGGCTTGCTGTATTCGAGGTAGTAGAGGTAGCTTCGCTTTCCTTCCACTCGCTCTCTGAACTGTCGAACCGTGTAGCCGTTCTTCACGAGTATCGACGCGACCGTCAGGCGGTCCTGCTCTGCGAAAATCTCGATTTTACTCATCGTCGCCCTCCAAAAAGGATTTCATCTCATCGAACCGCTTCTTGGCTTCGAGTTTGCGGAACGATGAACCTGTGAACCTCACCGGATAGCAAACCTCAAAGATTCGGTCATATATCCGGCTGTATCGTATATCGCTCGCTCTCTGCATATCGCTGAGTTCGAGGTTTGTTGTAAGTATCATCGGGAGTCTGGCTCTGTATCTGCTGTCCACGATGTTGTAGACCTTCTCCAGTGCGAAGTCCGTGCTTCTCTCAGCTCCGAGGTCGTCTATTATAAGGAGCTTCGCCTGATTGAGCCTGTATATCAGCTTGTCCTCGTCCTCTTTGAAGTTCTGGGCGTTTTCCAGCAACTTCACGAACGAGGTCATCACGACTGGTATCTTCCGGCTCAGAAGGGCGTTTGCGATACACGCCGCCGAAAAGGTTTTACCTGTTCCTACGTCTCCGTAGAACAGAAGCCCCTGATTTTTCTCTATCATCTCGTCAAAGCCATCGGCGTACCGCTTACAGAGTCGAAGCACTCGACCGTTCTCCTTTGTGGTGCGGAAGGTATCGAAAGTCTGAGATTTGAACTTCTCATCCATCAAACTCCTTGATTTCAGTTTTTCGATGAGAGCCATGTCCTCCAGCTCTTTCTTTCTGCGCTCCTCAGCGGCAATCTCGTTCTTCCTGCACTGGCAGATGCACGGTGCGATAAACTCCCGTGTGCCGTCATCTTTGTTGAGGCAGGGCAGGTTGACCCTGCATTGTTTCGGTGTATGGCAGACACCGCAGTGAAGAAGTCCGTCGTTCGGGTCTATGTAATCCGTGACGTTTTTCTCCTGCTTTGCGGTCGCGTCCGCTATAATCCTCGCGGCTACCACCGCGAATGGCGCAAGCTCTTTCTCGCTCATTTTTCCTCACCCCAATTCGCGTATGGGTCATCTGGGTTGAAATCGGCTGGCGGCTGTTTCTTCACGCTGTCCACCGCCGGAACGCCGTAGTCGTCCTCCCACCGTTCCTGATTGAGCCATGTGGCAGGATAGGGAATGAACTGCCCACGCTCCTTCTTCCACTGCTCGCAGTTTTTCGCCGCTGCCAGCGCGGACATTATCTTGTCGAACAGCTCTTTTGTCGGTGCAATCCTTTTCCACGCCTTCTTTGCGCTGCCCTTACTGGACTTGCGGGGATAGGCTTTCCAGAACTCATCGAAGCGTTCCTCAATGAGCGGCTTCTTTTCGGGAACCTCCTCGGTTTTCTCTGGTTCAGGCTCAGGTTCAGCGTTTGCCATAGCGTTTGCTACATCGTTTGCCATAGGTTTTGCCATAGCAAAATCGTTCTCACCGTCATTTTCTTCCTTCGGGGCGTATCTCGCGGCGGCTCCCTTCTTTCCTGCGGAAGCTCTCGCCTCACTTATCTGTCCGTCCTTCAGCATCCGCTTCTGCCAAAGGCGGTCGCCTTCGAGCTGTATCACGTCTCGGTCTATCAGCTCCCTCAGCGACCTTTCAATCGTCTCAGGGTCGAATGGGATGTGCAACGCCAGCTTCACCGCGAAGTTCGATATAGGGTCTTGGCTCTTGACATCCTTGTGAGATAGCGAAATCGCTCCATACTCCTTCTGCTTGTGCAGGACGCACATCAGCATAATGTATACGCCGACACTTTCGGCACTGCACTCCCGCAGCTTTTCGTCCGACAGGAAGTCCAGAACATAGAGCGGAATGTACGGTTGGTCTCTGAGTGCCACCATGTATCACCTGCCTTTCTTTCTGGCGGCAGGTATCGCCCCCGCCGCCAGACCGTACTTACTGTGCGCTGGGTTCTTCGGCATTTTCGATAGGCTGCTCAGAGTTATCAATCAGCTCCTGAAGGTCTGCCATCGCCTTGACGACATCCGAAACCTTCATTCCCGTCGTACTCTGGAAACCGAGTCCCTGAATGATACCCTTGACCACATCGTTTGCGTTTTCAGGGAAGTGCTTTCTCGCCGCCCTGAAAAGCTCCTGCTTCTGCTCGTTCGTGGCATCGGGGTCATCCTCCATCACAATCGTCTCATTGCTGTTCACCTGTGGGGCATCGGTCACTTCCGTATACTCGGCAGGGATTGCGCCGGAGGCTACCATCTCCTCCTCGCTGTACACTCCCTCGTAGTCCTTCGGGAAGGCATCCCTGACGCACTGGCTCACAGCGACCTTGTTCACCATCGTGGCGGGCTTGGACTTCCAGTTCGCCATATTCTTGTTGTACTCCTGAAGGGAGACTTCCTTGAACGCCGTCCGTTCCTTACCGCCTCGCAGGAATGTCACTCTGCACCAGCCCCCGATAAGAACCTCGCTTGGATAAAGGCAGCAGCCTTCTTTCTGGACGATGTTGTTTCCACGCTGTACCGTGATTCCGTCGTTCTTGAACAGATAGTCGGGATTGTTGAACGCCCTGCGGAGATATGCGTCCTTGCCGACCACCATCTGTGCGGGTTCGTCCTTGCTGTATTTGATGAGATAGACCTCACCGCTCACAAGCGGATTGAGGTTCTGCATCTTGCAAGTGTTCATAAAGAACACCAGCTCTTGGTCGGTGGTCAGCTCCGACCGCCCTCTGACGAGGTACTTCTTGACGAACGCGAGGTCCAGTTCGACGTGCGAACCGAGGACATCGTAGCTCACTACGAGCGCGTTCTGTTCTGCCTTACTCAACGCTGTACTCACTGTAATTTCCTCCTGTACTTAGTTTGATACTCACTTGCGGAAGCTCATCTGTACGGTTTCCTCGTACTCAATGCCATCAATGTGGATTTTGCCCTTCGACATCCGGATAAGACGCATCACAGCCGCCATATCGACGGGTCTGATTTCAACTCCGGCTACCGACGTGGGAACCTTCGAGCTGTCAACCGACGTAATCTTCCAATCCTTCTTGGTAGCGACTCCGCTGGCTTTCGGCTTTTCTGCGGCAACGGCTACGGTCGCTGCGGCTTCGTCCATAATCTCGGCTTCCTCGATTACGGCGGCTGCCGTGACCTTATCGCCCTTGTCCTCCAGTTCAATAGCTTCCTGCAACTTGCGGTCGGCTTCCTCTCTGGCGGCTTTTCTGGCGGCTTTTCTGGCGGCTTCCTCAGCCTCCCTGCGCTTGCGCTCCTGCTCGGTAACGTATGCTCCCATCGTCTCCTTCAGGATTTTCTCGGCATTGACGAGCGGCTGGAGCATCGCCTTCTCTCTGTTGCAGATTTCGGTGTGCGCCCTGTGAGTGGCATCCTTCATCGGCTTCCAGAACTCCTTGACATCGGAGGACTTCTGCTTCAGCATACGCCCGAAGGAAGCGGCGTTCTGATAGTCCTGCTCGTTGTCAATGATAATCGCTCCGGCTTGGAACTCAATCTCGCTCACCGCCCGACTGAGTACCTGTTCCTGTTCGGTCTGTTCGACCTCTGCCGCGCTTATAACGGCTACCGTGGTTTCGTTCTCGTTCATTGTGAACCTCCTCGTTTGAATTTTTGTTTATAGTTTCTGACGGTCAAAAGTGCCGTAAAAACTCTCCAGCATTCCGTCTCAGTGGACTGGAACGGTATCATCTGATACTCTCCGTCCTTTCTGAGATGGACTATAGCCTTCTGAGCAAAGTGTGTGTCCGAATAGTGGGACACCACCGCTCTGTCATAGGCTTCGAGCTGGACTCCGCAGAGCATCTCGCTTACTGAAGCGGATGTCTTGAAGTCAATCAGCGTATCGAGGTCATCTACGCTTGCTACCATATCGGCTGTCCCTGCGTATAGCAGACCTTTGTGATAGAGCTTGACCTCCGTCCCATAGGGGACTACTTTGTGTTCGCCGAACCATTTGAGGAAGGCATCGAAGTAACCCGCGTGTTCGGGAGGAATGTCCTCTATACCGAACTTCACATAGTTCTCAATGGCGTTATGTACCGCCGTTCCTCTGGCTGCGGCTCTGTTCAGCACCTGCTGGTCTATCCCGCCGTATACGTCCTCCGACAGAGGCTTCATAATCGTCGTGACGCTCGGAATAGGCAGACCGTTCAGCCGATAGATGTGCCGCTTCTCCTCAAACGTCAGCTCCGGAAACGTCCCGACCGTTACCAT